CAAGAACTGGAGTCATACAAGGCCGAGGACGCCAGCGCATTTTCAAGACTCAAGGGGTATCGCGAAGAATTCAGTAAAAACTTAACCGCCAGAGACCAATCGGAAGCGAGCGGCATAGCTAACGCCCAAAAGGCTATCGAGGACGCGGTGAGTAAGATCAAGGGCGGGGAGATCAACGGCCCGTCAGGTTCCTCAGGGATCAACATGACAACAGTTAGGGTGGTCAACGGTGGCACTATCGAGGCGTCATATCAGGTCCCCCAGGCGGTTGCTGACGCGCTCGCATCTGACCATAATCTTTGGGCTAATCAGACCCCAGAAGGCTTCAATGTCGATGTTAAAGTCAGGGGTGGGCATATCATGGGTCAAGAAATACATGAGGCCCTGGCGGACGCCCAGGCCCAGACTGCCGCAGCAATAGCGAGTAGGCAGGGCCTAATAGATTCAGCTGTAGCAGCAGCACGGGCTCAACAAGAGGCTCAAATAGCCCAAGCCAAAGAAGATACGAGACGGATTCAGTATAGTTCCCTCGACAGACAAATATCACAGAGTCGAGCGGAGCGCAATATCGCCTCATACGACTTCGAGCAAGATTACGCGCAAGCGTACAAGCAGTATCAAGCCATCGGGCGACAGTGGGCTGACAGGTTGTCAAACCTTCGCAGCGAGCAATCGAAGGCGCGGGGGCAAACGGCCCAGGGGATAAAAGAATTGAGCAAATCGGGAATTCTTAACTATTCAGTGCAGAGGGGTTAGTATATGATGCAGCAGGAAAACACGCAAACGACACAGTCAGGGATTTTGGGGGGAGCACCAGTTGCCCCACCGGCTACTCCATCAGTTACCCCGGCTGTAGCGGCTCCGGTCGAGAGCGGAGGCGAGGAATCAACTCCTGAATTATCTAACCAGGACGCGCAGTTAGCTCCAGAACAGTTAGCGCAAGTTGAGGCGTATACAGATAATGCAACAAAGATGCTCTATTCCCCAAAAACACAACCGGCATGGCTCCAGGAGCTTCAGGCTTCCAATAATCCGATAGAGAATATCGCCGAGACCGCCAACCATCTTCATAAGATCCTTCAGGCGGGGTTAGAGAAGACTGGTGAACAGATGACTGACCAAACCATGTTCCTTGGTGCTACCCATCTCGTTTCAGAACTGAATGTTCTAGCAGATGCGGCTGGCCTGTTCACTCTGGATGAAAAACAGCGTATGGATTCGCTCCAGTTAACATTACTCCTTTATTTCAAACGGGGTATTGACGACGGAACGATTGACCCGGTTGAGCTACAGAAGGATCTCGAACCGCTCTTGACTGACGAGCAGCGACAAATGGGGATTGCGAACATGGGGACTACTGGCGTATCGAAAACCCAGCCACCAAAGGGCGCGAGCTTCAGGGGTAACGCACAACAGCAGGGACAACCGGCGCAGCCAACTCCATCGGCGGAAGTGCCGCCTGGAATCCTGAACCAGGAGGGAAGATAACATGGCATCGAAATTAGCGTTGGCTGGTTTGCTCGGCGCGGCATCTAATGCAGGGCAGGAATATCTGGCTCGGGAGAGGGCGCTAGAGGAAAGGAAACTTCAGGATCTGCGAGAGGCGCGGAAAGAGGAGGCCCTTCTGCTACGCCAGAAATCGCTGGCAGAATTCAATTACGGCCTTGGCCAGAACGAGCGGGATTATTCGCACACCAGGGATACCGTTACCGACAAGCGCGAAAGCGAAAAGATCTCTGAGGGTAAGCGCCAGCACGAAGATAGCTCGAAACTTGCAAGGGAGCGCCTTGCCATGGATAAGAAGATCTCCGACAAACCGTCTAGCCTTCAGGAGCGTATTAATATCATCAATTCATCCGACCTTACGAAGGATGAAAAGAAGGCGGCAATTGCCCAGGCCCTAAATCCAGAGAGACAGTCAGATTACGACAAGAAAATATCTTCCCTTGAGGCCGACGCATCACTTACCCCGGATGAAAAGAAAGCTGTTAAATACGGCATTCAGCCTAAGGGGGCTATGTCTGATTATCAAAAGATCAAGGCCGAGGAAGATTATAATAAGCTTGTGGCTGGCGGTGTAGATGAAACCAACCTCGCCCAGGTTAACAGATTAGGAAAACAGTTAGGGATTCCTGAATATAGGAAAAACCTGAAGACTCCGGAGAAGAAAGGATTCTGGAGTGACACCCCGGCAGAGTATGACTACACCCAGGGGGGCGACCCTGTGGCCGGTGCCGAGAAGCGACCGTCTGACCCTGTCGATAAGTATAAATCTTTACTCTTGGCAACTGGGTCAAAAGATGGTATAATGGAACTTTCAGAACCCAAAGTAAAACCAGGCATACTTGCCGCAGGGCCTAGCGCCCCCCCAACCGGTGGGCCGCAGCAAAGCAAACAGCCACTGGCCCCGGAGCGTGAGAGCGGCGAAATCCTGCCGTACGAAGAGCGGAAGAAGTTTGCCGGGATGACCGTCGAGCAGTTACAGGCGGTCAGGGACGGTTTCCTGGAAAGCGCCTCGGACGACGTGGTGAATTCCCAGAAAGGCAAGGCTTTTCTCCGTGAACTAGACTCTATCATAGCAAGCAAATCATAAACATCGAGGTCTATCGGTGATCCCTTTCGAGTCAATTTCCAGCCTCCCAGAGTACAAGACCGCAGAACCTGAACGCCAACAACTCGTTAAGGACGAATACGCCAAGGACTTTTGGGCCGAAGTCATCTCCGACCCTGAATATCTTGGTGCTGACGAGCAGGACCGCGCCGAATTACAACAGATATTCGACCAGAAGTTTGGGGCTGGTGTGCGCGAGGCTGTCGAGAAGGTAGTGGCGGGCCATGGAGGTCCCGGATATGATATCATTGGTGGTATCAAGGATTTTGGCAAATTAATCTACGACATCCCCGTACAAACCCTTGGTGCCGCAGGTCGTCTTGTTGAGGACCCGATGGTCCGAGGTGAAAAGGCCGACGAGCTTGTCACCGCAGCAACAGAACGCACGAAACAGAGGGCCCAAGAGATAACCGCTGAGGAACGTGGCAAAAAAGTCTTCCCATTGCCGGAGGTTTTGTCAGAAAAAGGGGCGATTACCAGGGGAGACATCCAGGACACAGCGACGAGTACCGGTTTCTCTGGTGTTTCAATGGCCGCTGGCGTAGTTGGTGGCGTAGCTGGTAGGGCAGCTGGAGCCCTGGCTGTGCCCGCTGTTGCCATGATAGCCGCGCCACTAGCCCCTTGGGCTCCAATCATTGGCAAGGTTGGCGGTCAGTTACTCGCCTCCGGGTACGCCGCTTTTAGGATGGATAAGTCGATGGTGTCCGAGCAGCTTGTCAAGGCCGCAGAGGCAACTAAAGGCACCGCCCTAACCGACGAAGAGGTGGTGGAATTACTCACCGCAGCTGAACCGACGATCAACAACCATGCACTATGGGAGGCTGGTCCCGAGGCTATCGGTAACGCACTGGAGATCGCCGGTCTTGGCAGTATTTTCAAGGGAGCTATAAAGGGTAAACTAGGGAAGGTTATAGCTGGGTTTATCGGTAATCTCGGCGCAGAGCTTTCCACAGAAACTGTTACCCAGAAAGGGCAGAACCGGGCGGAGATAGAACTTGGCCTGCAAAATGGTCCCGAAATCTCATGGCCCGAAGCATTGCAGCAAGTTGGCCCCCAGACCCTTCTCTTGGCCGGTGGAACGAGCAGTGGCGCTTACGTGGCTGGTAAGGCTAGGAATGCCATATTTCCACAGCAAGAAGCACCTCCGGCACCAGCCCCAATTATCGAGCCAACAGTTCCGGATACCGTCGATATCCTTGCCGGGGAATCGATAGACGATGCAATTGCAGCTTTCCGCGAAACCCTTGGCGGCGACACCCCGCAACCATCTATCACCGAAACCGGGGCACCGTCAACAGCAGGGGAGGCAGCTGCTGTCTTTGAATCATTGCCACCATCGCAGACCGAAACGGCGTTACAGGCCCAGGAAGACCTCGCCATTGCCGATCAGGCGAACGAACAAGAAAGAGTTGTGCGTCAGGCTGAACTAGAGCAAACGTTTAACCAGGAGCCAGAGAGGACCGCTGAGGAGTCTGCAGCTATAATTGCCGCAACACCCATAACAGACCTTGAGCAAAAACTGGACAAACAGGAAGATGTGGCGCAATTTACAGGTAAGGAATATTCTACCGCGCCAACCACAAGGATTGAGAAGCAGGAAGCTATCACCGCCGTCATAGGGGACCAGGGGCCAGACTTCACCGCAGCGAAGGGTAAGCCGTTTGCCACTCTAAAATCCATGCAAATGAGTGCCAAACAGAAAGGTATTGACCTCGCAAATTATAAGGAAATCAATATTGACGGTGGGCACATCGCTGTGCCAAAACCTAAAGGGTTGTCTCAAGCCAAGGAAGAGGTATACTGGAGCCGCCTGCAGAAAAAGTATTTCCCCAAAGATTGGACCGAAGCCGATCAAAAGAGTATGGACGAGGCTGAAGTCGTCGCTGGTCGCGAGCCCGTCCAAGCAGTGGAAGAGGTAAAGAATCTCGATTCACTTGCACTTGGCCAGCCTGTTAACGTAGCGCCCACTGAAGCGCAAAAGGAGGCTGGTAACTACCAGAAAGCCCATATCTCCCTGGATGGCATGGAAATATCTATCGAGAATCCGGCAGGGTCAGAGCGTAGCGGGGTCGATGAGGACGGGCGATCATGGTCGCAGGAAATGGCCACTGATTACGGTTATATAAAGGGCACTGTCGGGTTCGACAAGGACCATGTCGATACCTTTATCACCCCAGGATACACTGGCGGTAATGGCCAGGTATTCGTGGTGAACCAGTTCAACAAGGCCGGTGAGTTTGATGAGCACAAGGTTGTCCTTGGCGCTTCATCTGCTGAACAGGCTATGAAGGTCTATAACTCAAACTATGCAAAGGGGTGGGACGGTGGCAAGACTGTCGTGCCGATGACCACGCAACGATTCAGGGAGTGGGCAAAATCCGACGCCCCACGCCAGGGTCAGGTTTATGCGTTTGCCGAAAAGAATGAAGCGGGTTTGGCTGTAAGCGAAGGTTTGTCAGGGAAAACTGTGGGACACCCTGCATCTGTAAATGCTCCTTCCGCCAAGCCCGCCCCCGGTAAATCTGCAGAAAAAGACTTTGCCAGGAATAAGTTTTTCACCGAAAAAGCCGTCAATGCCGCGAGAGAAAATCTCAAGAAGAATCGTAACAGGTTGGGCGCTGGCCTTGACCCTGAGTTAATGGGTAACGTTATCACGATAGGTGGTGCTCATTTTGAACGTGGTGTCAGGGACCTGGCTGCATGGTCAACAGAGATGGTCAGGGATCTCGGAGAGAGTGTAAGATCCTACCTAGAAGAGGGATACCGCATAGTCAGCAATCATCCGGCGTTCTCTAAAAGAACAACTGGAAAGGCTGGTGAATATTACAACTACGAGCCAGAGCAAACAATAGGTGGAAAGTACAAAGGGGCTCCAGATGGGGTCACCGACAAGAAGTCACTCGACGCTCTACGTGGAAAAGTAGCCAGGCTAGTTAAAGAGGGCGACGTTGGTAGGTTCTGGTACGAGAACTCTGCGAACAGCGTTTTAAGGATGATGGACGGCGATGTTGCTAATGCCGACAAATTCATCCAACTCCTCGCTATTTACTCCCCACTAGCTAGGGTGGGCGCGAATACCACTATGGCTGTGCGAGCCTGGAATCAGTTTAAGGCTGGGGTTAAGAAAGAGGATTTCAAAGTTAAGACATCATCGCAAGACGCAAAGGCTGTCGATGTCCTATATAACAACAAGCCCTTTGTCGGCAGGAAGACCAACAGCTTCTATATCAACCTTGTCAGCCAGATCGTTTATAACGACCCGAGCGCGGTTGCAAAGATGTCTCTCGACGCCGATCTCCTAGCGGAAATCACAAGGAAATCAACCATAGATATGTGGATGGTTAGGGCGTTTGGCTACCGCGACGACAACGTTTACGACGACGCAGGAGCCGGTAAGTATAGCTTTGTCGAAAACGAAGTGTCCCGCCTGACAGATCGCCTCAACGCCTCCCTCAGTAAGGGTGAAAAGAAGTGGGTTCCATTCCAGGTACAGGCGTCGATTTGGACTGCTATGAAATCGAGATATGAAGACCCTAGTGTCAAGGCCAAAACATGGGAGGAGTCTATCGGAAAAGGTCTGGCATATTTTGATGAGACCGGGCAAAGGGCTCTGCCAAAAGATAAGGGGAAGATGCGACAGCATCGGCGGATTTGGTACGAGAACGCCATGGGTTTATCGAGCACTAAGGCTCGGGCAAACGCTGGGGAGTCTGGGGCGGACTTCGGCACTTTTATCGAGCAGGCCACCTCAACCGTAACATGGGAGGCTCTGCCCAGCATTGCAGTTGCCCCTGACCTTATTGACTCATCTTCTGCCATAAAGAAGATGTTCACCGACGAAGCCCGCAATCTATTGGTATCCGACGAAGGGACCGATCTACTGGCGGAGAGGCTTGGTGTCGGGATCGCCTTTATCGCCGATGGTTCTGGTGCTTACGGAGGAAACGTTAATCCTAACTCACTCAGCCACTTAATACCATCCAAAACTGGGGCGACGTTCGCACCCAACACCGCCAGGGCATACGCTCGCGCAATCCAGTACATCTTTAAACAAGACGCCGTGCCGTGGTATAGGGCCGATAGCCAGGCTATACTAACCAAGGGAGGGAGGGATTCCCAGCAGTTTAGGGTACTGAGCCCGAAAGGTGCTCCGCTTGCGGGCGCAAGGTTCGACACCCTCACAGAGGCTACAGCCGCCGCCCAGAATCGTGGTGATGGATATTCTGTCAAGGGTGGCCCTCTGGCTCGTGGCGTAATAGTTGATTTTCAAGAGAATTTAACACCAGAGAAAGAGGCTAATATCCTGCAAGTGTTGCAGGGATATCTAGGAAAAGATATAGGTTTTTCTAGGATTTCAGCTAACGAAATTTCAATAATAAACTTCCGCGACGATACAACCGGGGTGCCCTTTACCGATGACGAGGTGTTCCTAGGTCAGGTTCAGGACTTCCTGGACAACAACAATGAATCGCTTGGCATGTCAGAGGCCAAGAAACTATGGGTGAATGGAGAGTATGGGTATGTCCATAATTGGAGCGAAGACGAACAAGGGGAGGCGATTCTTGCTCAAAGAGGCATTGCCGAAAGATCCGATATATTCGGGTGGCTTCGTGGTAAGCGGTCAGAGTTCGAGCGGATCGTCAGCCGGTACACAGGCGAACAGCTCAAGGTCCGCGAGGCAGATCTCAAATCAATCGAAAAACTCGGAGGAGTAAAATTCCAGGTAAGGACGGTCGAAAACCTCGTCCATTGGGATCAAAAACCTGGATTGCCAACACTAGACCCATCCTTGGCCGGTGCCGGTCTTCCCGGCGCAGAGCGCAAGCGCAAGGATAGTGATCCGGGTAACTGGGTGAATCGTGTCTATTATGGCATTGAGGGCGGTGGATACCGAAAAGAGCCTGGCCTTGGCCCGTATCGCTATAACGTTTCTGTGCAATCGGAAAGCCTTTACGACTTTACCAAAGATCCAGACGAGATAATGGCTGAGGTGAAAACGGCAGCAGCAAAAGATCTATTTGTCAACAAAACCAACCTGTACGAGAAGAAGATCAAGGAACACGGTTATACCGGGTACTGGACATCCACCCCTGGCATGGGCAAGGTGGCGGCGGTCTTCGAGGCTTTAGCGCCAGTATCGTCAACTACCCAGCCGGAACCCGGTGTCAAGCTGCAGCAATCAAGGGTAGCCGGTATAGCCGCCGGAGCCCCCAGCGATATATTCGACATCCTAACCTTAACATTGAGCGATGATCAACGGACTATCGCTAACCGCCTCGTGAGTAGCGGAAAGGTCGTCCTCATGGATACCAAGCAAGCCATGATCGAAGCGAGAGAGGCCGGTTACACCAAAGCTGAGCTCGATAAGAATTTTCAACCGATTGGATTAGAGATCCCCGGCCAAACAATCCTGATTCCCGAAAATATCCCGGACGGCGAGCTGTGGGGTTCCCTGCGACACGCCATGGGGGTACACATCGGTTTAATGGCGCAACGCAATAGCGAGTTCCAGGGCCTCAAGAAATCGGTCCTACGCAGGCAGGACGAAAAGTCACCGACCGGCGACGCCATCCGCAGGGCGATGGAGCAGATCCCGCCCGGAACAGATCCGAATAATTACAGCGAGGAAATCCTGGCCTATATGGTCAGCACCTCCGAGGATGTCGGAATTGTACGCCGGGTCATCGCGATGGTGAAAAACTTCGTCACGCGGTTTGGGGTGAGCTATAAGATATTCAGTGAAAAGGATTTCCTTGCCTTGGCCGATATAGCTATTCGGCGCGAAGCAACCAGTGACAGCAAGACGATCTTCGACACCGATGGAATCAAAGCGCAGATATCCCCACAGGTCGCAAGGGAAATCGATATAGAGGTAGAGCTACCGAGTAACCCACTTTTCGCCATGGCTGTAGCCGCAACACCGGGCGCGGCCATCACTAAGGACGGATTACTGATAGATCTAGTTAGGCACCAGAAACCGGAGCTTGGGGGTGAAAGAGCTATTCGCACCGGAGTGTTCTACCTACCAGCTGGCGACAAGAATGCTCATTTTTACAGCAATAACAAGTCTAATTACGGTGGTTCAGCTAAATTTGAGGGTGCGACATTATTGAAACGCCCGCTCTTTGTCAAGGGAGCCACTGGCGGCAACGCGGTAGAAAATGCCTTCAAGACGCTAAGAGGTGGCGATGAGTTTAAGGAAATGGAGCAAACGCTTTACGACACTGTTCTCTATGGCAAGCCCAGCGTTGCGCGAATATCACAGTTTCTCGATAGGTGGGGAGGGGTTAGGGAATTAGCCGGTGATATAGTCGCGGCTAGTACTGAAAGCAACACCTTGATATACGCTATCAAGGAGAATATTATAGCCAACACTATCCGCACCGCAGGGTACGATTCTATGGTTGCCTATAGCACCAGGCAAGACGGGGAGAAAACACCTTTTATCTCGGAGGTGTTCGATGTTCGTGAACAGACCTACCCGAGCAAAGTTATAACCCCAGAGATTCACGATTCCTTCCCTATGCGTGAGGCCCCTAAATTCCAGATGGCCGGGGCACAATCGTCAAGGGCCAATACGTCAATGCTTCATAGGGCGTTTGAGATGGAGGACGCCGGTGAAGGTCGCGAGGCGATATGGAAGGAAACCGGTTGGTGGCAGATGGCCGGTGATGACTGGCAATACGAAATTGACGACAGTCTCAGCGAGCTCACTCTGCCGGGGAGCGCCAAGCGTGGAACCTACGGCGGTCCTCTCGGTTTCTATTTTGTCAATAAACCGCTGTTCGATGCGTATCCCATTCTGAACGACCTTACTATTAAAATCGTCCCGTTGCCGAGTAGTGAGAATGGATCTTTTACAGCCAAAACCAAAACCATAACCATAAACTCTAACCTCTCCAGGGAGGTTATGCTATCGACAATCCACCACGAGTTGCAGCATGCCATTCAGAATATCGAGGGTTTCCCACTCGGTGGTAATGTCTCCGAATTTTTCTCAAAGCGCAAGGCTGAGGTGAACAAGTGGTATAGTATTATCGAGGGGATAAACGCAGAAATGACAGTTATGGGCTCCATGGACAAGGCCCTCCAGAGTACAAAGCTATGGAAAGACAAATATTACAAACTAATAGACGAACGCAGCGGTTATATCGAGAAGATCCAGGATGCCGAAGGCGCTGATAGTTTGGGCTTACAGCGAGCAGCGTTCCGTGACTACCAGACGTTAGCAGGTGAAATGAGCGCCCGCCTCGTTGAGGTCCGCAGGCTCCTTACCCCGGCGCAACGCAAGACTATGCCCCCATGGGAGTCCCTTGAGCAGATGCTCTATTTCGAGGGCCTGCTGGCCCCCGGAACAGACCCTGTAGAAATAATGAACGTCAGGCGGTACGGCGACCTTGCCAGTTCGGCACAGGCCACCCCGCTCCAGGGCAGCCTTCCCGTCGCGGCACCGCTGATCCAGAGGCTATCGAAGTCCTTGGATATAACTGGCAAATTTGACGAGCTCGCCACCTGGCTGTGGGATGAGGATCAGGCTATCCACAGGATTCAGGACGGCCTCGGGCCTCAGGATGAGCTTAGAGATTACGCCACTTTGCGCGGGCTCGTTGGAAAGGTGGTTGCCGAGGGGATCAGGAATTTTGACCGCGAGATGCTGCAGCCGTTCCTGCAATACCTCGCCGATAATAAGCAGAAAATTGCCGACGTTGAGTCCCTGGCCCATGCGCAGTATGCCCCGGAACGCAACCTGCAAATGAAGCGGAAAAACGCCAGACAGAATATCGACTGGATGCTCAACCAGATGACCGATAAAGAGAAAGAGCCATATCAGAAACGCCTCGGTGACATCCAGGACGAGTATGTAATGCTCGGGCAAACCCTCAACGAGAAGCGCGACAACAACGTCATCCTCATGGACGATATGATCAGTCACCTCAAGGCTCAACGCAAGCAAGTGGAACAGCTGCAGGCCGACCTGGACAGCAGAGTATTCACAGCTACAGAAATATCCAAGGGCACCACTGAGTGGCACCAGAAACGGCTCGACAATCTATTTTCCAGGCTCGAAAAGCGGGAGAGTATTGCCGCCAGATGGGACGACATCAAGGACCGGCTTTCCGGTATGACCAACTCAGACGCCGCCGCGATAGTGTCACGTCTTGGCACCCCGGAAATGCTTGAGGCTACGAGAAAACTCCGGGAGATGGACGCCGCCGCACTCGATCTCGAATATGCTTCAGGCGATCTAACCGCCGAAGAGTACTCTGCCATCAAAAACACGTATAAATGGCACGTGCCGCTCATGCGCGAGGGGATGGAAGAAGGTAAGGTTGCCACAGGAAAGCGTGGCGTGGGGCCTCTGGGGCCTGCAGAGAGAGCAGCAACCGGGTCCACCAGAGCTGTTGTCCATATCCTTGGAAATATCGTAGACAAGTACCAAGGGGCAATCAGCAGAGGCGAAAAGCTCAAGGCTGGGCGGGCACTGTACGAGCTCGTTAAGGCCAACCAAGATGAAAACCTCTGGTCAATTGGGGAGTTGGACAAAGCCCCATACGTTGACAATGAGGGGAACGTGCGTTTTTACCCCGACCAGCAGCTAGATCTCAAGACCCAGACGTATGTCAAGGTGGACGGAGTAAAGCATATTATCGAGGTCAATAAGGATAACCCGGCAGCAGTAAGGTTTATGGAGGCGATCAACCGCCAGGTTACGCCGATGGGTCCGATCACTAAGGCTAGCGCTTTTGTTAACAGAATCCTCGCTCGATTAAGCACTACCCTTACCCCGGAATTCACCCTACCAAACGTTGTCAGGGATCTCCAAACAGCTTTTGTCAACTTATCCTCGACCGAGGCGGATGGAATGAAATGGAAAGTTTTTGGCAATATCAAAAACGCAGTGAAAGGGATCATGATGGAGGAGTTCGGAGAGCCATCCGGGACATGGGGCACCATCTATCGTGACGCCGCAAAGAATGGTGTGGTAATGGGGTGGGCTCAATCATATGAAAACGTGACCGAGCTGTCCAAGAAGATCGAGCGGGATCTGGAGATCAAAGAGGGTAAACGCCCGGTCCAGGAAACGTTCATGAAGATCGGTGGGTATATTGAGTCGGTCAATAGGGCCTTCGAGAACGGGGTGCGTGTTGCCACATACCAGGCCCTTGTAGACTCTGGCATAGCCAAGAGCAAAGCCGCAGGAGTTGCATCTGGCCTTACGGTCGATTTCACCAAACACGGAACAGCAGGGCCTTTAATCAATGCCTGGTGGATGTTTGCGAATGCCGGGATACAGGGCAATGTCAGGATGATTAAGGCGGTAGCCTCGTCCAACAAGGTGCGAAAGATCGTCGGCGGGATCGTGGCCTTCGGGATCTTCTCCAATATCATGGGCTCTATAATGGGTGGAGATGATGAGGATGGCGAGAGTTATTACGACAAACTCAAGAGGAAGAACCCAGCCCTTTTTGAGCGGAATGTCGTTATTATGGTGCCTTTCTCCGGTGGGAATTACTTTAAACTCCCAATGGCATACGGGTACAACATACCCTTCTCCCTCGGTAACGAGATCGGTTCGGTGATGCGTGGTCAAAACCCACTGGAGGCCACTATGCGGTTTATGTTCACGGCTATGAATAACCTCAACCCATTAGCGGCTGGCACGATCTTACAGACCCTGGCTCCTACGGTAATCGATCCAATCGTACAGGTAAGGGAAAATAGGGCGTGGCACGGTGGTCCTTTAATGCCAGCCCTCAATCCTTGGATAGGACAACCTGATAGCGAGAGGTATTTTAATAACGTGAATCCGGTGATAAAATCCGTAACCACAAACCTGAACGATCTAACGGGCGGTAACAAGTACCGCGAGGGTGCCATATCTGTTTCCCCGGAGACCATTGAAATGATTCTTGAGACATTTACAGGCGGTGCTGGAAAGCTCCTGAAGGATGTTGCAACTTTACCGATAGGAATTTTCGAAGGGGATGTGCCGATGGGAAAAGTTCCAGTCGCCCGGAGGTTCTTTGGGACGATCCCGGAAAATATCAATGCCGGAATCTACTACGATAACCGTGAGGAAATGGATGTATTCGCCAAGGAACTCAAGAACGCAACCAGGGAAGAGCGCAGGGAGCTAGTGCGAGATCCGCTCTATAAATTGGTCGGGCCATTCCAGAATATAGAACAGTCTATAGCCGTCCTCACCAAGCAGAAAAAATCTATCGAAGCTAAGGGCGGAGACACCGGGGATGTCGTCAATAGAATCAGGAAGCTACAGACCAACTTCAACAAACGGTATAACGACGCTACCGGTAGAGGTTAGATTCAATTTGAACATTATCCTACTAAATGTTATAATGGCATTATTCAACATGAATTACAAGGAGTAAAAATATGATCAATGACATGCTACGCAATAAGGGCCAGATAGTCGAGGCATTCCCCCTTTACTCTGGCCAGGTAAATATTGCAGCTGCTGGCGGCGCGAAACTGGTCCTGGTGTTCTGTTGCGCTATCGATGGTAACTTTACCGTTACATTCAACGATGGCGTACAGGCGACGATAGCGATGGTAGCGGGTGAGGTCTTTTCCATCCCCTCCGGGGGAACCGTGCTCGCAACCGGTGCCGCAACATTTCACTATATCAACTGATATGCTGAGATCAACGAAATCGCTGACAAGATCGTCTGTCGGCGTTGGCGATTCACTGCCGCTGACCGGTCTTGCATTCAAGGCGCTGGTCTCAACCGGTCTGATTGATTCTATCGGCAAATCAATCAGCGAGCTATACCCCCTGGTCGATCCATTACTACAGTCGATCATCTCAGCCGATGGAGGGGTCACCCAAAGACCTGACTCCGAGATTGTAGCACTCACCCTGGCCTCTCCCTATCTAAACATCGCTGGCGGAACTCTTTATGGGGATGCCGTTTTTGGCATAGTCCTCTATGCAGATGGATTACAGCCAACTGAATCAGCAGAGCGTAGGCTGTGGAAAAAGGTTTTTGATACTCGTTTTGAGCCTCTATATGTCGATGGTGGGGCGCTTTTAATTAATGGATACCAACTATACATAGAGGTCTAATATGTCAAACATTATAACCAGTTCGCGCAGGCTAAACACAATCAATTCCAAACGATTTGGACAAGATTTTTCTGGAAATGTTGGATGGATGCCTGAGTATAGCAGCACAAGAGACATGAAATTTTCTGGGAATGTTGTTGTGGATTGTGGGACCTTGACTGGATGGGCATATTTCCAAGGTTCTCTTGAATTGACACCTACCCCTCCTAACGGCCCGCAAAGGCATAAAAGCAATATAGGAACATCTATAAAATTTACCCCAACTCCTGCTATGGGAGGGAGTTTTACATCTCCAATATTCGTTGCCGTCCAAGGAAAGCCGTGTTTGAACTTGTGGGTGTACATCGAGGACTACACAAAAATACCATTATTGTGGACTGTTTATATTGGGGATGCTACCTTTTCTAACTATTTTCTCGGATACCCAACAATCAGGCCCCATAATGGATGGCACTGTGTAACGATATCAGAGGCGCTAACTGTTGGTGCTGGTTCTCCTACATGGGACACAGTAACTAAAATCGCAATAGCTGTCGGGGCCGATGTATTAGAGGGCGGCAACATAATCCTGGATAGAATTGTCATCGGCGGTGGGGGGAAACCACATATTTCCCTTATTTGGGATGACGGAAACTCCTCTGATCATACGATTGTTGCCCCACTATTAAACCGCTACAATCTTATAGGTAATTTTTCGATAATCAATTCCGTGATAGGAACTGCCGGTTATTTAACAGTTGACCAATTACAACAGCTATCAGAGAGTGGACACAGACTGTTGACACACGGGGATACTGTCCTAAGTAATTTTGGCACAATTGATTTAGCAAAGGCAAATATCCAGTCAAACAAAGCATCCTTAGATGCTCTTGGGATTAATACTGATTCCGATATATACGTTTATCCTGGAGGAGGATACGCCTATACTCCAGGCAGTCTAGCTATCCCTGAATATCTTGCACAGGCTGGGTTTTTTGGGGCTTTTGCGGCTGCTGACGGGCCTGTTGCCAATGAAGATAATATAAGGTTTTTTTGTAGTCGTGCACCGTTATCTGCCGCCACGACATCGACAAATTTTTTCGCTAATATAGACAGTTACGTATCAAGTGGGTTATCAGTCGCTACCTTGGCTCACAGAACTGTGCTCTCCGGGGCAACAGGTCCAGATATTAATATTGCGGTGCTTGATGAGATTCTTTCTGGCATTGCCACTAGGCGCGATTCAGGTGATTTGATTGTTGTCGGTGCCAGGGAGTTTTTAGATTTTGCACTGCTTGGGTGACCGATATGAAACTAATATCAACCCAAACGGTAAGTGATTTTTACACACAAAAGAGCGAGACAATGTTAGAATATGCAACAATTCGGATCAGGCTTTGGTTTACACAACTTCTCTGCAAGCATGGCTCCTGGCGATACTTCCAATCTGAAAAGAGGGCTTGCCTCTACTGCGGCAAAAGACAGCGTAGACTGTGGGGATGTATGGGCCAAGGTTACAGGTGGCTCAATGACTAAGATTACAGCGAATATAATTCTGTTGACGATGGCCTGGGTTTGGGCGTGGCTCTCTGTCACCGAGGGGATTATGCAACCGGTATCGAACCAGTTCCTCCTCTTGGCCGGTGCCCTGGCTTCAGGAGATATAGGATCTGTCTTCATGCAGAAGTTTAACAAACAGCCCGAGCAGAAATGAAATTCTACTGCGGAATGAAATATGTGTTGGCCGAAGACCTTGTGGTTAAAACAGATATCCTCCACAGGATAGTCGTTGATCACCGCGGGAGCCTAAATAGATTCGGTGAGCTAAGGATTTATAAGTGGTATCCCTGGAATGGTAATTCTGGTCCGGTGTACGATTTCAAGTCAACCCTAGAGGGGTCATGCGTCCACGACCTTTTATGCGACTGGATAAACGAAGGGATACTCCCTGTAAGCCTTCAACCAATGGCCGACCAGGAGTATTACAGGATTTGCAAGAAAAAGGGTCTATGGGAGAAGATTGCCAGGATACGCTTGATATGCATTAGGTGGTTTCAAACCGGAAAAAACAAGGCGACGGAGAGGAAAATATACACGGCGTAATGGGTGGTCTAATGGATTTGTTAAGGGATTGGTGGGGCGTTTTGTCGGGGGCGGTGGTGGTGATCTTCTGGCTTGCCCGCTTAGAGGTGAAGGCAGTCACCGCAAACTCCACGTGTAAAGAGCGACACGACATGGTAGAGAAGGTCAACGATATCAAGATTATAAATCTCGACCTCAGGATCAGCGAGGTAAAAGAGCTTATCCGTGATGGAGAACGCAGGCAGAACGACCAGCACCGGGAGTTGGTAGACATGATCAAGGAAAATATACTTACAAGTGGGTGCCGCAGGCAAAACGATCAGTGAGGTGGTGTATGGACAAAAATATGAAGGCGTTCCTGGGTATGATTTCCTGGTCGGAAGGGACCTCTCAAATACCGGGTGGCGACAATGGCTACAGGGTGTTAGTAGGGTCAACGATCAAAGTCCCCAAACTCTTCCCCTCGTACCACGACCACCCCAGGATTAAGGTTAATCTGGGCAATGGACTGTTTAGCACGGCAGCTGGAAGATATCAAATTCTCGCCCGCATATTCGACGCCTATCGAAAGATCCTCGGGCTCCACGACTTCTCACCCGCAGCACAAGATCTCGTTGCACAGAAGCTCATTTCTGAGCGTTACGCCGACATATTGATTGAGCAGGGGGATATCGTAGGGGCGATAAGGATCTTAAAAAAAATCTGGGCCTCGTTTCCTGGGTCTGGGTATGGCCAAAAGGGCGGGCACACCATGGACGAACTGATCGACAAGTACCTGGAGTTTGGCGGGACTATCGGATCTTATCGATAAATTGTTTAGCGCTCGAATTTCCATCCCACTTATCCCAACCAAGACACTGCTCGGCGGCGTATCGGTGGCAGGCGGCTTCGAGGAGGGTGTCGAAGTAGCCAAGGTGCTTGTTCCGCCCATTAACTGCAATTGTAGCTGTCCACCTCATTCCAGGCCGGAACCTACGCACCCCTTTTACCCCGGACGTGTTATCCCTCCGCATTCCACAGTTTCTATTCTGACACTGAATGGTCGCTTCTCGTAAATTACTCCGCCAGTTGTGGTCTCGAACTCGATCAATGTGGTCCACCGTATTTTCCGGCATATAACCATCGGTATAAAGGATTGCGAGGCGGTGGGCCTTATATAACCTGCTCTGTACTTGGATGTAAACATATCCATCACGGGCGAGACTACCAGCCACGCTTCCGGGGGACATATGGCTCCCGTGTACCTGGGAGATCCAAATAAAAACCCCTGTGGTTGGATTGTAAGACAACGCTTCCTTTAGCTCCGCTTGTGAGATCACAGAACAAACCCCCCTGACCGCAAGTCAACGCGAGACGCATGGTGAATCAACAGACTGTCTGCAATGTGCTCAAATTTATTTTTCGCCGCAAAAAAAAGTTCCCCAGGATACTCCCTCCGTGCCCACTCCATGACTTCTCCCTTGGTCGCGCAACTATTCCCCAAAACACGCCTCTTCGCTTCTCTGGGTAGGATTGCTATTAACGGGACGCCGACCTTCTTCGTCAACCCTATCACAACGCCAATAGATATAAACATTGACATAACAGCCACCGCCGATCTGCCCCCAGTAGGAAACTCGGCTACCACCCGGTCCACCCCGTCCAGCATTGGCGCAAGGTAGCTCGCTAATATAGCAGCATCCTTTCCCCGGTCGGCAGTGACGTAGCCAGATGCCGACCGGGGGATACTGAGCAACCCCCAAGAGAGGAGGAGGTCATTCTCGAAAATTGACCACCCCGTATTACGAAGGGCTATATCTAGGGCCAACACTATCATAAAATTACCCCCCTTGAACACGGTGAGTAATCGACTGGTGCGGGTTCGTTTGCTACGATGCGTTTTACGAAGAACCTGGCCCCCTCGCCACAGTAACAACCCATAGACCGCATGGCCAGGACGGGCTTACAGCATCCAAACCTTACGCCGGTCACAATGTCAGGTAAATCCGGTGATGCGTCGCAGTTGCCCCAGCCATTGTAATTCTTGCAATCCACACAGTATCTCATGCCCCCCCCCTTAAACATCATGAAAGTGGCAACGGAGTATCTGGATATCGCCAGGGGACGCCAGCAGTGCATTGATTGGACCATCTCCAAATAGGAGGTCTCTGGTCTTGTTCGCCACCCGGTCGGTGATTTCCTCCTCACAGATAAGCGCGAGAGCATGGATCATGCCGCTGTGAAAACCATCCTTAAACTGATCGTCAGATGTTTTTTCCTCGTTCTGTATATCGGCACCGACAGCCTTTTTCCGCCCGTCAGCCTTCGCTCGTTTCACCGCGCCAGCCAGCTTTTCCTCTCCCCCATTGGGACCGTTTTGTCGTATAGCAGATGCTGCATTCGACGGCGACACTTCGCCAGTTATAACCATCTCAACTACCGCAGGAGTAGCCTCGGCCAAGGAAACAAGATTGGCCAGCTTCGACGGACTAAACCCTGTGTATTTCAAGATCCGCTCCTTCGACCATCCAAAGATAAAGAGTCTCTTGATCACATCGGCTTGCTCCATCATGGTTAATGGCAAGCTGCTGCCGCTTGTCAGGATCGATGCACATCGGCTGTCCTCGCCCTTATTGTCCTCATCTATCAGTACGGGGATTTTATCGATCATATGCCCCTTCGAGATAAGCAGGTGGACCGCTGCCATTCGGCAATGACCATCTACGAGTGTTGGTACTCCTGCGTCCATAAACACCGTGACGGGCTTCTGGACCCCATTCTCTTTGATACTCTCAGCCAACTCCAGGATATGCTCCTCTAATTCATCCCTCGGTATTCTCGGGTTCCATCCAGGTAGTTCCCTGATAATCAAAGGGTCCAGCCAAAAACGATCATTCCTCTTTAATGCCAATTTCTTAATACCAGCCATCATATTACCTCTTGTATCAATAGTTAAATCAACAACTTACTAGAATGGGATCTCGTCGTCGCTGCCAGTTCCGCCGAACGGTTCAGGAGGTAGGGGTATATCGTGATTCTTTTCGCCGCCATCCGCCTGCCGCCTATCAAGGCATTTCATTTCCCTGGCGTTGATTTCCGTGGTATACCGGTCAACACCAGCCGTGTCCTTCCATTTACGATTTTGAATTTTCCCCTCAATATAGACCTTGCTCCCCTTCGAGAGTATTTCAGAGCAGATCTCTGCTAGTTTTCCCCATACAACAATATTATGCCAGGTCGTATCATCATGCACATTACCCTGGGCGTCCTTGTATCTGTCGGTCGTTGCTACTGAAAAATTACACACCGCCTGCCCTGATTGAGTATTTCGAAGTTCAGGATCTTTCCCGAGGTTTCCTATTAAAATTGCTTTATTTATCACTTTTTTCCTCCAGATAATTGATCGACACATTCGGTATTTTACCGAGGGCTATCCTGACGACAATCATTGTCGCCATGCCCGTACTCAAACCCAACTCTTCAAGTTTTTCCCGCACGCTACGGTTAACCTCCGATCTCCTTTCGTAACTCACCTCCTTCTCTTGGCCGAAACGATCCCCGCAAACCTGGTCTGCGGCCTCAAGACATTCTTTAGACACCACCCTATCAACCGCAATGACCGCTTGAGGCCTTGGAGACGTGGCGGGAATTTCTATAACCTGCGCCGCTCGTTCAGCAATTCTTGTCGCTTCCGCAGCGGCCTGGACCCTGAAGAGCGCCATGTCAGCCTGCCGTTTCGCCTCCACCCGAGCGTCAGCCGCTGCAGCCTCCGCGATTCTTACCCTTTCATTGGCGTCATAGAGGAGATTTTCGGCAATAGCCATATCCCAGTCAACGAGATATTTAGCCGCAGCTGCCACCCTAACCTTTTCCGCCTCCTTCTCGGCCTCCCAATCAGTCAGTGGCTGGCGGATCTTGATTTTCAGGGCATCAAGATCGTCCCTGGCGACCTTCCTGGCGGCGTCGATCAGCGCCGGTTTCTTCTTCAGGTCAGCCACCGCGTCCTTCCCAATGTCGTCAAGGAGGGTTTTTGAGCTTGCCACCTTCGCGGCCAGGCTCTTAATCTCCGCCCTCCCTTTGGCCGTAGATGTATCCGGGACCAGGCCCTCGACCTCGTTATGGATAGCCAGGAGGAGCTTATGTAGTCGTTCGGTCGTTAAGAATAGATTGTCAATCGCGAAAGACTGTGTGCCTATGACCAGTTTATATCCCAGATCATTCCTATCACTCAAAACCAGTAAGCTTTTATTGTCAGTCATATCAACCCTCTTTGATTGTGAAGCCTGCCTCAATTGCCTCTTCGATCCCAACGACCGGTGCATCAAAAAGACGCTGGCCGTATATCGCGGCTGTAACCCTGATATCACCGATCTGTCCGAGCCTAAAAGATAGCACTAGACCATTGTGGATAGAGGTATGGCCAGCCATGGCCAACGGGTCTTTCCTGCAGTCAGAAATTTTGCTTACCAAAAATTCTTGTCTGGTCATATTTTTCTCCATATCTGTTTATATAGCCAGGGGCGCTTCACCCAGTGTAACCCCCAGCCTCTAATCAGTACTATAACACCACCACAGGGGATGTCAAGAGTTTTTTCCTAGAAAATCTCCCCGTCTTGTATCTTCCATAGCTTCGCGCGAAACGTCCCATTGCTACCGTATGTTATAGTCGCAAACCCTTGGTTCCAATTGTTGAGCGGGGCATACTCTAGTGGCCCACACAGGCAACCGTTCGCCCCCACCCATAGCGTGGTCCCATCTATCCGTTTAAATATCTTCTCCTGCGAACGATGAACGTGCCCAAAGATACAATGGTCAAGGACATATTTAAACATAACATTGGTGACATACTCAGCCGTCCCGCCCCCTGGTTTCTCGTGGCCATGGAGGTAGTAAAGTTTTCCGATCTGAAAGAACGATCTCCTGTAATCGATTTTCAATTCAACTAAATTGAGCTTATTGATAAGGAGATCATCCACGAGGTTCGCAATCTCTGCAGCATTCTCTAGGACATACCTCTCTAGGTGGCTCTCATGATTTCCTTCCAACCATATAATTTCGGCGGTGGGGAATCTGGCCCTCAGATCGGTCAGAAAGGCGCGGCCCATTAGCAGCTCCCCTTTCATGTCGTGCCCACCAGTTTTCTTCGTGAACCGACTGCATCGGTAAAAATCCAACAAATCCCCCAAGATAACGATGGTGTCAGGTCTATACTCATCTGCGTGGGAGAGGGCCGCGTCCAGGGCTACCTGGTCATGGAATGGGATATGGACATCTGAGAAAAGGAACACCCGTTGTCCACTATAAGACGCCCCACCCCTATCTTTCTCGGTCTTAATTATTTGCCTATTGTGTAGGGCAAATTCATAGAGCCTTGCCATGCCGCTCGAACACCCCAAAGTTTCGGCAATCATCTTTCTCCCGAAGCCCTGGTCCCGCCTAGCAAACTCTTTCTCTAATAAAAGCAGACTATCCCAGGTTTCTCTATCCATTCATATCACCTGTTCGGCGAGCTCATCGACAAGCTGCCTAAGTTCTTTGTTAAATATTTCGACCTCGTACTTCAGTGCTGAAATCCATTTTTCGTCCCTGAACACTTTTAACACCAAAGGCTTAATCCCTGGATAGAAACTCACGAAATACCACCACGGCATACCTGTAACAGCCATAGAACCTTGCACTTGTTGGAAGTATTCAGTAGGAAGTCGGTTCGCCCTCAGGTACTCTATATGGGTGTGTGCCTGGGGGGACTTAATCTCACAGCCACCGGTCCCAACCGGCGTAATAAGCCCGTCCGGGGAGCACCCTGCACCCATGTCATCGTTGACACACAGACCAACTTGGGCGATATCTATATTTTCCAGCATCGCCAAGAGATCCCTCGCCTGAGCCTCCCGTATAATCCCGGTTGACATTGCATGGCTTGTATAGGATTCCTCTTTTGTTCCGCTCAAGATCTCTCCGGCAAGGTGGTATAAGTACGCGGTTCTTGACTTGCTCGGCTCCCCTTTAGTCGTTATAATGCTAGAGAATTTGCTTGCAGTTGGCAGTCCCAACCTTGCCTTATACCATTCTTCCGAGCCCTGTTCGTAATCTAAAATTCTCATTTCACACCTCCGTTGACTCTCGCCCATTCCGGACACCCGTTATGGCAATCGCCAGTGGAGCAATCGGCGAACGGAACGTCCATTCCTGCTGCCTCAGGGCATCGACACACAACCTGACCACCGGTTGTCGCTGGCGTCTCTTCCGTCTTATTCGGGGGTGCCAGCTTAAGATCCTTGAGCAACGGCTTTAATTTCACCTGGGCCATTAGGGCGTCGAAACGAGTCGCCTCTATCTCGCTGAGATCCTTGACCCCGGCGACGGCGAGGAACTTATCCTTATTGACCCCACGAGCCACGAATTCCTTTTGAAACATACCAACCTGTTTAGTGGAAACTAGCTTGGTGGCGGTGGTTCCCGAGGCGTCCTGGGTGGGCTGCACCCGCCCCGCATCAACCGCGTCACATTCGACCACCTCGAACGCCGCTATCCATAAGTACCTCCTGAGGTAAGTCTGGGCAGCACCGAGATTCTGAACGGGGTGGCACCCCTTTAGTTCGGCTGTCGCCATTGGACTCGAAAAAACTATCATTTCCTCAGGGTTTTCAGTATTAACCAGGGTGAGCGTCGCTATCGAATCGGAGAATCTCACCACGCCACAGATACCAATAACTCCACATATTTCCTGTACAGCCGGGAGAAAATCTCGCAGTTCAAGGTAATCATATTTTGCGAAAATATTTTTTCCAGTTTCCTGAACGCCCCTTCTCTGTAACTCCACCCTACCCTTCTGTAATTTTGCGAAAATATTTTCAGCCATTACCCAACCTCCTCTTACTATTATATTTATTCCTACATTTTAAACCACCATTGCGAAACGACGTCAACGGTTTATTTCAACCCATCCCCTTTTTTCGTTTTCTTCCATGATTCTCTCCAGTAGAAATTAATCCCTTGGCTAACAGTAGCATCTGAGTGCGGAATACCGCCTCATAAAACCAGAGGAGCACCTGATCGTTACTATACTGCGTTTTCACCCTGCCGTCAAGCACATCGTGGCATGCAGAGCAACAATATGCGATATGGATATCGTTCACCTTAAGCGCAACTCCGCCCCCGTTAAGATGGGCGGGAATAGTGGTGCTGTCGTCAAAATTACACACTCCTGGAATTCTGACCTGACACTCCTCCCCCTTTGCGCTTTCGGTTATCTTCGACATGTTACTCGACAAGATCCGAATAGGCGCAACGGCCCTCGTGGTATACCTCACAGGCCCTCTCGGCACTATACCCACGAATAGCGTGCGAGGTAACACCGAAGGCTATCAACGCCGCAGTGGCGATGAGAAAAAGCGTGATACATAGGTATGTAAATCTGGCTTCTTTTTTGAGAAAACTATTGCACATAATTATCCTCCTTAGCGTTTGCGTTCACTATCCTCTATCGATTTCCACAATTCAATTTCTCCAGGCTCCGCGATATACAGCCCAAGGAACTCTGCCGCAAATTGTATAACATTACGATAATATTCTATAAACTCCACGGTTGTTAGCTCAGTGGTCGATCTCACCTTCGGAATAGGGCAACCATCCACATACACCTTCAGAAACTTGTCCCGAAAAAAAGCATGGATCGACTCGGCGTCCTGGCCAGTAGCCTCGCTCACGGCGGCATAGACGGCCCCCCACAGGTATGAGTTCTGTGGATTTGAGCGCGGTTTTACCTCCTTACCTATCGTCACCATGACATCCTGGTTACTGTAGATCCCGAGGGCTACGAGCCAGTCGCGCTGATTGTAGGGCGTTAAGACATGCCCCTCGACCTTGCACTTGATATTTATTTTTTTCGCCATATCACAATCCTCCCTTGTCCAGCCACTATAACACCGCCACCGGATATGTCAAGCATAAAATTAATTTCCATGAAATATTTTTATACCATTGACAGGATAATGATGATGGTGTATATTGAGTGAAAGATGCGAAGTATATTAAACAGTTGACTGGGAGGCATAAAATGGACAGATGGTACGGAAATAAAAAGATTATTAAGATAGAACTGTTAAAAGAACCGTATAGGAAGAGCACGGAGGACCAAGCCCATTACTTCCTCTGCAATATCACGGTCAACTTCTCCCCCGGAGTGGAACTGCTTTTTACTGAGGAATTTCTGGCCCGAGATGTCGCAGCGATGATCAACATCTCTATCGCCGCATTCTATAAACGACTGAATAAATGGGGATGGAAAAGCCCGAGGCTGTATGACGAGAAGAAGGCCATTACACTGACATCGAAAGATGACATCGGAAATGACGCTTGGAAGGCCCTCTCCGACAAGCCGAGGGACGGGAATTTAAAGAAGCTCGATGCCGCCGATTCACGCAGTAAGGAGAAGATCATCTTCCCACACCACAAGGAGGCGAAGACCAAAATCGCCACAGCCCCAGGATGGAACTTCTCTGTAGAGTTCGAAGAGTACCCGAGAGTGAAATAAATGACGACTGCGGAATTCGTAAAAAACATGGCCCCAAAATACGAATTTCGTAGTCTGACCATTTTCCGGGCGCAAAAAATACGGTACTGGTTGCCCTCCTCAGCTACCGTATTTAATCAAACGGTTCCTAACACATTGGCACGGCGTGCTGCGGAATTCGTAGTGTTTTTCACGGAAGCGTAAATAGTTGTTTTATTGATAGAATTAATTTAACTTGACAAATGGTCGAATCATACAACGTGTACGCGCCTAGTAATATAATAATAAGATATGTATCCCTTCTCGTAATTCGTAGGATGGCAAACTATTTCTCTGGGATTTTTCCCTTCTTCCCCTATCGGGGGTTGGGCTTTTTCTTTTCTTATTTTTCGGCCAAGGAAGAAGTTAAGTTTCATTGTCGGAATATTTATCAGTTCAGCCCTCAAACTCAGTTTCTTTCTTGGATGGCCTCTTTAAGCGCTTCGCATCAAGGCAGTCAACGGCACTATACTAGAACTTACGAATTCAAAAGTCAAGCCGTTGCCAGTTGGCGATATGTTTGATATTGTTGCGGAAAATGTGTGAAAAGTATCGTAACTATATGTTTTTCCATAGGAACACAAAATAAATAAAATATATATCGTGGAGGGAGCAATTCTACCATGTTTTCCGGGGTGGATATGGTAAGATCTGGCTAACGCGGTATATATGTTTAATTTAATGGGGTGGGAGAATGAAATGTATGTGTGGCTGTGGTTTGGAAACCGAGAGGGCTAAGGCTAGAAACTCAGTTACCGGCACCAAAAAGGGCGATGAACTCAAGTGGATCCAGGGGCATTGGGGGCGGCTTGGGATAATGGAAAAGAACCCGCACTGGCGTGGGGGAAGGTATCAGAACGACCAGGGGTACTGGATGGTGTATAACCCAACCCACCAGAGGGCACTGGGTAACGGATATGTGAGGGAGCATGTGTTGTTGGCGGAAAAGGCTCTGGGCTCCGCTATCCCTACTGGTGCCCAGGTCCACCATGTTAATGGACCGAGCGACAACTCACAATTAGTGATATGCCAAGATCAAAACTACCACAAACTTCTCCATATTCGCCAAGCGGCCATGAGAGCCACCGGAAATCCGGATCTTAGGCGATGCAAGTTCTGTGGGGAATATGATAGTACCGAAAAACTACGGTGTATCCAGCAACCCAAAGGTAGGGGGTGGAGAGTGTATCACCCTGAATGTGCGAGGATATATGAAAGGTCAAGAAATCGTCCTAAGAGATTATCAAGAAAAAGCGATTGATCGTGCCAGGGTATCGCTGGCCAGTGGTAAAAGTAGGATTATTATTCCCTTAAGCTGTGGTTCCGGCAAGACGGTTATCGCGGGAAAGATTGCCGTTTTAGCTCACGAAAAGGGTAAAAAAGTCCTCTTCCTCGTCAATCGCCGAGAGTTGGTATTTCAGGCGAAAAAAACATTCGAGGAGTTTGGCCTTCGCGCCGGGATAGTAATGGCCGGGGAGGAGCATGACCACGACGCCCAGATCCAGATAGCAAGCATGCAAACGTATGTCAGGCGTATGGATCTGGAGGAACTGCGTTTCAACTACTGGTGGCACAAGGCGGATCTGATCTTCGTTGACGAGTGTCACTCAGCTATCTCGCCGTCGTACCAAAAAATACTTAAGGGATATGATTCATCAGTCAAAGTGATCGGCCTTACTGCAACACCATGCCGAAGTGATGGCCGGGGTCTTGGCGAATATTTCCAGGATCTCATCGCCACTATCGAGATGCAGGAGCTGATCGATACCGGGGTACTCGTACCGTTCCGGTATTTCGCCCCGTACTCACCCGATATGACCGGGGTTGGAACGGTAGCGGGTGATTGGAATAAGGGGCAGGCTGATAAGGTAGTTAATAGGCCGAAGCTGATTGGCGATATCTATGAAAACTGGTCGGTGATTTGTCCGGAACGACAGACCATCCTATTCGCGAACAGCGTCAAGCACTCCATCGCCCTACAGGATGAGTTTTTACGGAAAGGCGTAACCGCGCAACATATTGACGCGAACACCCACCATGAAGAGAGGGCGGTGGCTTTTGAGAAATTTCTCTCTGGCAAGCTGCAGGTGATCGTTAATGTCGGTATTGCCTGCGAGGGTACTGATCTACCTCCCGCATCGTGTATAGGGCTGGCACGGCCCACCAAGAGCCTGGCGCGGTATATCCAGATGGTTGGTAGGGGATCGCGAACATCGCCCGGAAAATTGGACTGCGCTGTGTTGGATTTCGCCGGGAACCTGGAATGCCATGGCTACGCGGAGTCGCCCCACGAGTGGACCCTGGACGGGAGGGGAATTGCGTGGAAAAAATCCGCCCCCACCGAGAGGGAAAAGAGGACAATGAAGTGCTCCTCCTGCGGTGCCGTTCTTGATGGGTTGACGGTTTGCCCAGACTGTGGTAGTGTAGCGAGGAAGTTCGGGAGAGCCCTGGAGACTCAGGAGGGCGAGCTGGTGGAGGTGGGTAAGAAGGAGAAACATACCATTCTCGACAAACAAGTATTCTGGGGGATGCTGGAGCATGTCAGGGCAGAGAAAAACTACAACAGTGGATGGACATCCCATAAATACAGGGAGCGTTTTGGGGTATGGCCCAAGGGTATGAACCGGGTAGTCCCAATAGAGCCCGACCTTTCGTTTAAAAATTATATGAAACATCTCCAAATTAAGTACGCCAAGAGCAAAGCGAGACGGTTATGAGCGATGACATCAAAGCGATGGTTGTTGGCCGGTGGACGGCAATATTCCAACGTCTCGGTATCGAGGTCGGTGATGGTCGGCACATACCGTGTCCATTATGCGGGAAGCCGGGGAAAAGTAATCCATTTAGATACGATAATATAAATGGATTAGGTTCTTGGTTTTGCTCCTACTGTGGGGCCGGAGATGGGTGGGGCTTGTTGATGCGTAAATATTCTCTCACATTTGCCGACGCCGCCAAAGAAGTGACGAAGATCATAGGGTCGTGCGAGGTAGGCAAGATTCCTCGGGAGAGCAAGGCAAGCCCAGAAAGCCTTAGAAACCTCTTCCTATCATCGAAACCATTGCACTATGGGGATGTGGTATCGTTCTACTTACAGAATCGGTCACTTTCTGTGTACCCGAATGCCCTCCGGACATGCCTAAAGTGCTATGAGAGTGAAACCAGACAGAAACATATCGCCATGCTTGCGATAGTATCAGCGGCAGATGGGCAGGCGATAACTATTCACAGAACCTATATCGACGAATACGGCTGCAAGCTCAAGATTGAGGAGCCGAGAAAGATTATGCCGTCGCTTAAAGGAATGGCTGGCAGTGCGGTCAGGCTGTTCCCCTTGGCCGGTAAGGTGCTGGGGGTGGCTACTGGCATCGAGACATCAATCGCCGCACACGAGCTCTTCAGGGTGCCAGTATGGGCAACCTTAAACGACGCCCTCCTCCAGTCCTTCGTTCCGCCCGATAATATAGAAAAGCTCTTTATTTTTGGAGACAACGACCGGAATTACGCCGGTCAGGCTGCAGCATATGAACTGGCGAAAAAAATGTCGATCAAGCGGGCTAGTGATATCAAGGATGGAAAGTTCTCGGTATTAGTTTGTATCCCAACTCGATCCGGCTCCGATTGGAACGACGCGATTAAGCTTGGCGGCGAGTGGTCGATTTGACCTTGTTTTCCCCTTTGAGTAGGGGTATGCTGCTTTTAATGGACTGGTTAGTAGGAAGGAAAAACTTTATCGGCGGGGGTTATATGCGTGAATTCGAAGGTGGCGCTACCAGAGACGATGACACTGGGAAGCTTGACTTTGAGGGATTCCTATCCCCTTTGGTGATCGAACGATTCGGGGAGTATATGCATGGTAATCGTATCCAGGCCGATGGGTTCTTAAGGGACTCCGATAACTGGCAAAAGGGTAGTGGTATCCCTGTCGCAGAATATATGAAATCGAAATGGCGTCACTTTATGGCGACCTGGAAGGCTTTCAGGGGTTACCCTGCACCCGAGATCGAGGAATCTTTGTGTGCCGAAATGTTCAACACTATGGGTATGCTGCATGAAATTATCAAGAAGAAGAACGAGACCGAGAAGAACGAATGAAGATTTTATCGGATAACGCCAGGGGTGTTTTGGGCGACAGCGAAGTTGTTGATTTGGTCAACATCGTCTCCTCGCGTGAGGATGGTAGACCGATCTGGAAAATCTCTCTCAAGGGTAGTAGGGGTGACAGTATGTCTATCTACGTATGGGAGTTCACCAGTGGGGCGATAACTATTGACGAGGTCTATAATCGACTCGTGGAGCTTAAGGGGCAATGAAGAAGAATAAGGCGGTAGCTATCAGGTGGCATAGGGATGGAGCTATATTTTTCGACCTCCAGTATTGCCTCTGTATCAATGATGAGCAGTTCGAATCGGCTATTTCCGAAATAGGGGTGCGCTACTCTGACCACTTCGTTAATAACGGCGCAGACGGGACGACCCACTCGATCATGAAAGAAGGTAGACGGTACTCTATCGTCGGCGTATCGGTTGATGAAGAGGAAGCGCTTGATACCATTGGCTTGATAGTCCACGAATCCGTCCATGTCTTCCAGGATATCATGGGGGCCATGCGTGAGTGTTCCCCCGGTGGCGAGATTGAGGCTTATACTATCCAGGCCATTGCGAGAAACCTCATAGGTGATTGGCTGGACATGAAGGATAAGAAACTTACACAAAAGAGGAAATAAAATGGCGGATGGGCAGTTAGATAAAAACGGCGTGGCAAATGACGTATTAATAATTATGCAAAACTCAGTGGTTGATGATCATGGCAAGAACTTGACATTATTCTGGGTAAAAGATACCGAAGGAATTCTGGAGGGGATCGCGGTCGAGACTGCGCACCTGGAAAGTGGCGTAATCGACCAGCAAAAAATTTACGACAGACTGGCGCAGGAATACCTGAATGTCACCTACGGCATGATACCGAAGAGGAGCGCTGTTTTTATATTAGATCCAGGTAAACAGTCATGATTAGATATATGGCCGCATTACTGGAGACGGTAGTTTGGGTATCCTGTGGTTTGGGTGCGAGTATTATGATTGCTAACGGCCTAGATGGGGCATTGACACCTCCTGGATCTCAATACTCCCTTGAAGCCGCAGCGACAACCGATCAGCCGATAAGTTGGGAGCCAATATTGCGAGAGAGCGGAGGAGCCGTTGTGACCCTCCCTGCTGCTCTGGGCCATCCGGATGTTAGTATAATCTCGTGGCCGAATGTTGTCGTGGAGGTTTCGACCCCGGTTGGTGATGATCAGGATGGTGGGGCAGTCTATATATTCGCTGTCAATGCGGTAGATTTACCCAAGGTGTGTATGTTGCGTGTGGGCCATATAGATTACCTGATCGAGGGACCGGCGTTCAGTAGGAGTAAATTGTCTGTATTCAGATACTGGTGGTAATATGAGGAAAGTGAGTCAAGGTACGATAAGCGTCTTGTTCGGGTGTCACTCTATCTTCCATTCCTTTTTGGTCCTCCTGTCTTGGAAGAGATTGTATGGGAGGTGGCCAGAGCCATGGCAGGTTGTGTGTATATTCATCCACGATGTAGGTCATTGGGGCTTGAACTACCTCGATAGCTACGAACTAAAGAAGATCCATTGGTATGACGGGGCGATGCTTGGCCTGGTCCTTTTTGGCCAGAAAGCTTTTAATCTCATCGCTGGTCATGACGTGAACAGTGGATACCGACAGAGCGAGCTATATAAACCAGACAAATACTCCTGGACCATAGCCCCAAAATGGTGGCTGTATTCGAACCTGTTATTCGAGCCGAAACTGGCGAATGGGATGAAGTGGCGGGATGCTATTGAGGACTTCCAGGCAAGAGTTAAGGCCAGTATAGATACCGGATTATTCTCCGAAACTCATCTTGTTTACTTAGATAGGGAGGCGAAACGTCAAGTATGAAAGATAGCGCAAGATCAGTCCGAGAGAAGCAGTGGTATGAGGTGTCGGTCGATGGCAAAATTATAGCCGTTATAGAGGAGGGCTCCAGCACCACTCGTGAGATAGCAAGAATCGGTACGCTGATGGGCGTAGAGGTTAGGAATGCAAGCCCGGAAAGCCTAATGAGGTTCGGTAGTAAGACAGTGATACCGGCAACTGTTTTGCGCAAATTTGAGGAAGCCGCCAACCTTGCCGCAAGAAAACGACGGTTAGGATGGCAGTCGAACAATCACCCCGGTAATAGGGAAGAGGAGGATGATTGATGGAGATCCGCGATACAAATTTATTCTACCACTCAAATGGTAGCCAATACCGCGTGCCGCCGACAGACGATAACGGGGTTCCCCTTCGTTGGTGGCGTAGGAGGGTAGCCAAACCTAAGGCGGCAATCGCAACGGTGATAGAGTTGAGCCCGAGCGGCAAGCACGCGATTTGCAGACTCGATACTGGCGAGATAATCCGTAAACCTATAGGCAACGTTCCACCCCAGCCGTTGGCGGTGTTCTTGGGCTTACTGCTTGAGCTTGAAAATCTTGATGAAAAATTCGGTGGGCCGGTCGTAAGGATCGATGTCAGCCGTGGGCAAGAGGAGGGGTGTGACCCCTGTTTATACTAACCTTCACATAGGATTGGTGGCAATGGTGTTTGAAAACCTGCTTAATTTAGACTGAAGGAGGTGATCCAGAATCTAACGGTGAAGTGCGGCAATTACGCCTTGGCCTTCTTCCTTTGGCCGAAACTTTTAAATGGAGTTGATAATTTGGAGACGATGACTGATAAGAATAGGGTAACAGTTTGGGGTTTATTGGAGGGCCTACTGGAACGCCATCACCTGGAGATAGATGTTGCCGGTGGTAGGATCGTAGAGATACGTTACCCAACCAGGGATTGCTCTAGTTTAACTCTCATGGTTGACAATGGCAAACACGATGAGGTCGCCGTTCCTGTAACTGCTGGATGGGTTAATGAGTGGAACCCAGCTTGCGGCGGGTTATTTATGCTCTCTCGTGGTGGACAGTATGAATACATGTCAGCCGATGAATGGGGAAAACGCATGATCCCCCTTGATAAGCCTGGGGAGGAGCCGGTCGTAGTTTCCATGTTGGTCGATAGTGATTCGGTCAACGAACTCGTGGTCCGAGATATGCGGTCGATGGAGACCGATTCACACTATGAGCTGGGTGAGTAGGACGATACAATAGATTGTTAGGAAAGTGAGTGCGTAAATAATGGGCCACTGGCATAGAAACCAGCGGCCCATTATTTTTACCATTCCTCTACCGAGCGAACCAGTTTGTCGCCGTAGTAGATTTCGACATCCCCCTCCTCCTGTGTGGCGAGCTCGGTGATGGCCTCCAAGGAAGAGGCTGAAACGATCTCTCCGTCATAGTTCGATCTGAACCAGTAGTAATTCTTCATCATGATTGCACCCATGGTGTTTCTCCAACCATCAACATGACCATTCAGTCTCTCACGTAATCCAGCTGCCGATGTTCCAATCTATCTTCTCCTTGCTTTCGCGTTAGACATTGAGTCACACACCGCATTATACATGTCCCTCATTTCCCGCCATCGGTCGAGGGTCCATAACCGCTTGTCGAACCCGTTAGTCATATACCGATACAATCTATTGGAAAACATAATTTCGAACCTACTTAACCCTGAATGTAGTATCATAACTCCCTCACAGCTTAAGGTTTGAATCGATAAAGCCAAGCTTCTGACAGATCCGCCAGCAATCCCAACAAGAATCTTGGCCAGCTGCCTGGCTGTTTAGCATGAACCTGGCCTGGCGTGCCACCGAAATAAAATTCAGCTTGCTATTGAGGGCGAGATGTTCAATCTCTCGCTCGTTCAACTCCGCGCTGATCGCCTCAAGGAATAGTCTATTGTGCGAATTGCATTGCGTCATGAATATCGGTTTCCTCCACCATGTTTGAGTGAGAGGTAAAGGCTATACCGCGCTCCCTACCCCAGCGTACTGCGTCCATACGGACCCTAAAACCATCTGCCATGGTCTTGACGATTTCCCTGGTCTTTGAATCACGGAGAAGCACCGCCCAACTCTTAAAACCATTTCGTTCTGCCACATAGTATCTCATGGCTATTCCTCCTCGTTAGGTTAATTAACCAAACAACTACCGGCTGGGATATTTCTACCCCAGCCTTGGTTTAGGGGTTAGATTAAGTATAGCTCATGTCGATATTTCAGAAAATCGTTTTTGAATGGACAATCAGCAAGCCATTTTTTCTGTTCGCCATTTAAAGATTCCCAATTTTGTCTAGTTAGATGGTATATCATTTGAGCAAACAGACGATGATCCCCCTTAATTTTTGTTCCCTCACAGGCAAAGGTGATTCCTGAGGAAAAATCAAGATCTGCCCCCCGAAGATCTGCCCCCTGAAGATTTGCCCTATGAAGATCTGCCTCCCGAAGATCTGCCTCCCGAAGATCTGCCCTTTGAAGATCTGCCTCCCGAAGATCTGCCCTTTGAAGATCTGCCTCCAGAAGATCTGCCCCATGAAGATCTGCCCCATGAAGATCTGCCCACTGAAGATTTGCCCACTGAAGATTTGCCCCATGAAGATCTGCCCACTGAAGATTTGCCCACTGAAGATTTGCCCCATGAAGATCTGCCCACTGAAGATTTGCCCACTGAAGATTTGCCTCCCGAAGATCTGCCTCCCGAAGATCTGCCCCATGAAGATCTGCCCCCTGAAGATTTGCAATTTCAGTATTTTCCCAGATTATGATGCCTTGTTTGTTTGTAATTTTCACTTTATTCTCCTTTGGTTTTGGTGGGAAAGTAATTGCAGACACGCTCGGTGATTGATCAATTGCTCGAACAAAGGCCAGAATCGATAAGGTCGCTGGCCAACTGTCCGTATGACCCCTGGAGGTGCCACACGGTCCCGTCGCTAATGATCTCCTGGAAGAATTCCACGATCTCTTCGTCGGTCATTTCGCCACTTTCAAAAGCTATAATCTTGTCAACGTGATCCATAGTTAGAACCTCCCTGAAAATCCGTTGTTGTTCCAAAACCTCTTTAGCTCCAAGAGGTGTGCGTGGGTCTGGTTGCACCACTCGGGGGCAGTCAGAACGCGGGCCATCTTGAACCTGAGAAATCTCTTGCTAACCAATATTACCATAATCCCCCCCCTATCCAATGTAAAAAGATTCATAGTCGCTCTCGGGCACGGTTAACTCTATCCTTCCTCCCCTTTCCTCGAAATACTTCAGACAGTCCTGGATGGCTGATAAAAACTCTGCCTTAGTCACCTTTACCGAGGTCATTCCTGGGAAGAACTTGGTGGGGCTCGTGGGTAGGTGCGGCCTGGTTATCACCCTATACCCCACCCTCTTGATTTTGCGCCGTTTACGTAACTCGTCTTCGGCCTCGGCTGCTGTGCAAAGTATTCTTTTGCTCATGATGTACCTCCGTAGTTGTTAACCGTTGTTTGACTGCTCAGTACCGAACGGGATTACCCGCCCGGTGCTCAATCGTCAATCATCCCTCGAAAACCCACACAAGGGTTTTTATTTCGGTGGTCAATACCCCTACTCTCTTGTTCGCCGCCCAAAATTCCATGAGGGACTGGGAGGTGACTACTGCTTGCTCCGACCTTTTCAGCTCACTCTTCTTCTGCTCGATCTCGTTCGCGACTTCATTCCTCGTCTTCATGTTTTAACTCCAGTCTTGGTTTTGAGATACAGAATGGGCTTGCCTGGAGTTGAACCAGGCACCAGGGATGTTTACCTATGTGGTGAGCTTATGCTCTGTCACAATTAGCCCCAGACCTTCGGGAGCCCTTTTTTGGTAGCTTCGATCAGTACCGTGTATGCCGTGCTTAAAGCGGGGTGCTCACCTCGCCACTGGTCGCGCATTCAGCCGCCAACACCGGGGTGAGAGTCTTGCAACAATGACACGGTACTGATCGAAAACACCAAAGCAGCAGTATTTTTGTGGGGGAGATGTTAACTCGTGATACCCGGCCTGCCTCCGTCGGTCCCCTCTTTCGGGCTTGCCTTGCGGTATTGGCTCCTTTTCGTCTTCCGGCCTCCCTCCGGGTTCCTCTGTTCTTACCTGTTAATATACACACGGCCTACAGGGTTGTCAACAGGAAGAATAAAAAAAGATCGATTCTACCTTGTGGTTGGTCTAGGTGTGGGGTATTATACGGTCTAATCAATGCGGGTTAGTCCAGTGGCCTAAGACACGAGTCTCATAAGCTTGTTACATGGGTTCGAATCCCATACCCGCTACCAATTTTACAGGGTGTCAAGTTTTTATTATGAAAAAGGAGATGCTACCAAGTGAGTATATGACGCAATTGAGGCAGGTTGGCAAGTGTCCGTGCTGTAGCAGCAAGCGCAGCGAGGGCCATAAGGTGTGGTGCTCATTCGCGGAGAGGAAGAGGCTAAGGATGATCTATACCTGCTCGAACCACGTCCACCATGAGCACAGGTTCCGCTTTATCGCCAAGCTATGCGGTAAAATCCAGTATTTATTGCACAAATGGGGTGTCTGCCAATGAGTGGGGACAAGAATCATTCACGGCAACGAATTGCGAATGACAAGTATCGAGCCAATTATGATAATATTTTTGGCAAAAACGAGGCCGTAACAATGGACATGACAAGCTATGGCGTGGATCTTGGCGGTCCCGACCGATGGGCTATTTGGCGCTGCGATATCGAATGCCCGCAGTGCGGAGGCGGTTTTGTGGCCCAAGATAAATTTGGCATATTCTGCCGTCTTTGTCCTTGGGGAAAGGATTTTTCAGCGGGAGGTGTGTAATGTTGAGTGATCGAGGCGAGAAAATCCTGTTTGGCATGATGTTGTGTGCCACTGGCGCTGCAGCTGTGGCACTCTTTTGTGGGTGGAACCTTGCGGCAATGTTGATCGCCCTGGCGATGGCCCTGACTGTTTTTGTAACAAATGGTGATTGGTGATGGAAAACCTTGACAATTTATTGGCTTCGATGGTAACGGTAAGCTGTTACCAGGGCGAGGTGGTTATCAGCCTGGGGGCGTACCTGCATTTCATGGCGAGCCACGAAACTACTGTGGAGGAGCTTTATCGACTGCGACAATACCCGGTTGATGTCTTCCTCCGGGAAGTGATGCATGGCGACGACTACCGCCTTATGCTGCCGCTGCAGTATGGTCAATCGCTTATGCGTGTTCCCCTTTGGATGGTTAAGAGGGATATACTAAGGCTCCTGGCCAAGAAATTAAACTGCGAGTATTGATATGGTCAAGAAGATCCCCTTGATATTCCCCTGGGGCGAATCAATGCCAACCATAGAGTATTCCAGCGACGACGAGATCGTGCGGGGTATCGAGGTATTGAAAGATTACGTTGGCAGACAAAAGGGTATGTCTAGTATCATCGGCCCTCGTTTTTACCGTGACGGAAATAATATTCCTGGTAAAATAGTATGGGAGGCTCACCCGAGCGGGATCGTGATATACAATGTCGAGGAGAATATCCTGGCATCGGCCCGCGAGGAGTTAGCCATAGCTAAGGGGAGGTTGTAAGATGATCATGGAGGAGATGACCTATTATAGCGATGAGTGCCCTAGTATCAAGTTCAAGACCAGGGAGGCGGCTAGACGTAACGAGGTGGAGCTGAAGGTTCTTGACCTGTTCGACCGTGATTTTCCACGGCACAGTCAACGACCTGAACGCTTAGAGGTAGTTGAGTGGATATTGGCCAATTGCGATAAAATAATGATGATATCTGGCTGGAAACCTCAAGAACCATGTCGGGACCTCCCGGACACTACGGCGGAAGAGTTTAAGTATCTTTGGTATAGGAGCGTAGAATGATCGTACATCACACGGTATATGAAAGCGACAGGTGGCCAGGTAAAACATTCCATGAGTTTGAGGGCGCAAATAAATATGAAGTCTTGATGGATATTCACGATAAGTTTGACTCGCTTTTCCCTATCTTGCCTGGGAAGTGGAGGGACGCCATGGTCCAATGGATTGTTGATGAGTTCAAAACCATCAAGACGATAATAGATGGGCACAAGACAGCTGCTGAGATTGCCGTAGATTACGAGGATGAGGTGACTGACGATAGGACCTTGCAGGAGATTTTCGATAACATGGAATTCCCGAAGGTGATCTTCCCCGAGTTCAAGGATGACGATTGCACTGAGAACGGATGACGATGCACGAAAGAGTTTTAAAGCATGCTATCCCCATTGCGGTAAGCGACTACCACTGCAGGTGCTGCGACTGGTGCGGGGATCAGGCGGCGATGGTTAAGATACCGGTCAGGAGTACGTGGTTACGACCGCTCCCTTACCAGATGGGAGACGAATACCATTGCCCGTTCTGTGCTGCTACAATGTTTACAGATTACGAGAATGACGATGCGAAAAGTTAAGGCTATCGATATCCAGTTGGCCCTTGATTATTGCGAGTGCCGTGGGCTTGACCATGGGAAGTTTCTGGGATGTCTGGCTAGAAAGCTTAATTCTATCCTGGCTGGAGAGGAGAGTAAAAAACCTGCTCCCCGGAATATCCTAACAATAGTTGGCAACCTCGACGCTGCACCGCTATGTAAGACATGAAACGATTAGAACCGGGAGTTTCCGGCAGGAGAAAAAAATGACAGTGCAAGAATTACTGAACAAGGAAGCTATTATTGCGGCGGAACCAGACGAGCACTTCATAAGTATCTCCAGATACCACGACTGCCTCCTGCTATTGACTGATCGCCGCCTCTATCGTATAGAGAACGCCGACGACGATATACTGATGCGCATTCACATAACCTCAGTCTTACCCTTGTATTGATATGAATAGAGCGGTGATGCCACCAAAGCAAAGGATAGACTATGACAGCATAGAGCCTGGTTGGATCGCAAGGGTTAGGCTGTATGCTGCTGTCATGGCCTGTATTGACGGAGCTAGTGAGCAGCTAGCCAGCCTGGCTGGGGATGAAGGGACACTAGTGGGAAGGTTCATCGCCAACCAAAAGCATGAAGTATTACTCGAAAGGTCGCTCCCCATGTCAACGAGCGATACGATTGTGGAGGAATATCCATTTCGCTACGGCAGGGCCGATATTGTTATTTTCCACGTCGATGGCTCTGGGACCGTTATTGAGGCTAAGGACGGTAGGGTTGGTTACAATGGGGTTGCTCGCGGAATTGGTCAGGCGTCGCTGTACGCGGTGCAATTGGGCGCAAGAAAAGAGATTATCAACCACGTCAGGAAGGCCCTCCTTTTCACTGGGACTGGGGATGGGGATTGTGATAGGGCTATAATCCTGGCGTGTGTCGCCGCCAATACCATCCCTATTCAATATCCGTCCCACGAGGAATACTGTAGAGAGTCTTTGACCGATGCGGTGTACTTGACCATGAGGGCGTTTAAACCATGATAGGAAAGAGGAAGGTTATAGACTGGGAGAAAGTATCTGCCCTGTACCGTGTCGGGACTCGCTCGTTAAGGGACATCGCCCAAGAGTTCGGGATAACCGAGGGGGCTATTCGAAAGCGAGCAAAGGCCGAGGAGTGGCCAAGGGATTTGTCAGAGCAGGTGAGGTTGAAGGCCGACGATTTAGTACGCAAAAGTTTAGTACGCGCTGGTACGCAAGGGACCACCGAAAAGGAGCTAAAGGACGCAGAGGCATCGTCTCAAGCCGATGTACGCACTGCCCAGATGGTGGGGGCCTCTGAGAATAAGAGGGTTATCGAGTCCATGATTGCCGAGCTTAAGTTGCAAAATAAACATACCGAGGAATTAATGGCCCTGATCGATATCATCAATAAACATCCCGACGAAGCTGTTGCCCTTGGCTCCCGAGCAACCGATATGTTCAGGAAGGTGCTTTCTTTTCCGGGCAGGGCCGATTCTGCCAAGAAACTTTTCGAGACATGGTGTAAGCTGGTTGAGACCGAAAGAAAGGTCTACAGTATTGACAAGGGCACCGAAGGCGGTGACGATAAGTACATCGTAACAATTTCAAAAGAGGACAGGGGGTTATGATGATCGAGTTGAGATGGATTGCGGAAAATCGTGGCGATGATCGTGGCGTTATGTCGTGTAAGCCGGTTGCTGTTAGTTACCAGGAAAACTATACCCTGCAGTATCGCACGATGATCTTCGGACTTTTCGGTCGCCCACTGGAGTTCTCGGAGTGGCGCGATGTGCCGGTCGTTAAGCGCGGAGAATTATGTTAGGCTACGCCCGCGACGATACGGCATATGACTATGCGCAACCTGGCGATATAGTAACAATATCTAGCAACACCAAAATACTTGGTTTCGACGCGGATGCAGTGGTATCTGAGCTTACTGCATACGGTGTCAGGAACGGTATCCAGCTTGTTTATAAACAGTTCGGGAGTGACGAGGTGATGGTCCTGGCGGACACCTTAGGTAGGGTGGAAGTGGCGAAGGAATGGGCCTCTAGCCTAGTTGTTGATATCTCTAGCCGTGAGGTTGGCAATACCATACCTATCGGCCTCGGGTCGTATGTGTATTTCCTACTGCTGCATGGTGATCTTGTTTATATCGGCCAGACATGCGATATATGCGCCCGTATCTCCTCGCACTATAAGCAGAAAAAGTTCGATGGTATAATATATGAGCCTTTTGCTCAAGATACATTACTCTTAGCTGAGGCTGTTAATATTTGGCGACACCGCCCGCCCATGAATATCCAAGGTCTAAGCGACAGTCAATACCTTGCCACCATAATCAATATGAGTGACCTTTAATGGCCTTTAAGCTCACCCCGAAACAGGTGCAGGGCAATAAGCTGCTCTCAAGCAATGCCTTGCATCTCATGTTCTTCGGTGGATCGAGATCCGGGAAAACCTTTCTCATTTGCCGAGCTATCGCGACCCGCGCCATGATGGCCCCAGGCTCACGTCATGCAATCGTCAGGTTCAGGTTCAACGCGGTCAAGCAATCCATCGTCCTCGATACCTGGCCAAAGATGATGAGGCTATGCTTCCCCAATTACTCAGCTCCTATTGACAAAACGGATTGGTACGCACAGTTCCCCAATGGCTCGCAGGTGTGGTTCGGTGGCCTGGATGAGAAGGAAAGGACCGAGAAGATCCTCGGTATGGAGTTTATATCCATCTTCTTCAATGAAGCATCGCAGATCTCCTACCCATCCAGGGAGCTGGTTTTGACCAGGCTCGCCCAGCTCTGCGAGGTTGTGATCGACGGCAAGCCTGACGGCTTACTCCCGCCCAGAGTCTATTACGACGAGAACCCGCCGAGCAAGGGGCACTGGTCGTACAAACTGTTTGTCAGGCATATCGACCCGGATACGAAGAAGCTGTTGCCGGATCCAGCTAAGTTTGGCAGTATGCTGATGAATCCGCTCGACAATGCGGAGAACCTATCGCCAACCTACCTGAAGAACCTGGAAGATCTCAGTGCCAGGATGAAGAAGAGGTTCCTCAAGGGTGAGTTCGCCGACGAGACCGAGAACGGTCTATTTGACGATATGAGTATCGATAAGTGGAGGATGCTCGATAGCGAGGATCTTCCACAGATGGTACGAATCGTCATTGCTGTCGATCCATCTGGGAGCGGCGACACTGAAAACGCCACAAATGACGAGATAGGTATTGTGGCTGCAGGGCTTGGGATAGATGGCAAGGGTTATCTCTTGGCCGACCTAACCTGTAAAGCAGGACCGGCAACATGGGGCAAGGTAGCTACTGACGCATATGACAGGTTTGAGGCAAATGCCGTGGTAGGTGAGATCAACTTCGGCGGTGCCATGGTCAATCACGTCATCCAGGTAAGCCGACCCCGGACGCCATTTAAGTCGGTAACTGCGTCGAGGGGCAAGGCAGTAAGAGCCGAACCGGTAGCTGCTCTTGTCGAGGTTGGCCGCATTCGTTTCGCAGGCTATTTCCCATTACTCGAAGAAGAGCTGGGGAATTTCACCACCAACGGCTACGTCGGCGAGCGTTCACCAAACAGGGCTGATGCATTCGTGTGGGCATTCACCGAGCTGTTCGGGCCGATTTGCGCAGTGAAGAAGAAGCCGAAGGGGCAATCGATACCCTGGAGGCCACTTGATCCTGGGGTGGGCTACTAAGTGTATGATATCATTAGATAAATTAATAGAAGTCTTAACGTATAATTGCACTACCGGGGAATTTTTCTGGCTGGTTACCGTAAATCCTCGGGCTCAAGCCGGTGATATAGCTGGTTCGTTGTCATTGAGTGATGGGTATATATACATCCAATATCTAGGGGCCAGATACCTGGCCCACCGCCTGGCGTGGTTTTTCCGGTACGGCTATGACTCTGAATTTGAGATCGACCACGTGGATCGCGTTAGGACGCATAACTGGCCCGAGAACCTTCGCGAGGCGTCGCGTCAATGCCAGGTGCGGAATTGCGGCATGTTGCGCAATAACACCTCGGGTATCAAGGGTGTCTCACCTAGTAAGATTGGTAGGAACTGGGTTGTCTATATAAAAGTCAATGGTGTAAAGAAGACACTGGGCTATACCGACACCCTCCTAGAAGCAGCATACCTCCGCTACGCCGCCGAGCAGTGTCTTGGCTTCCAGGATTGCGATATCAATTCGAGCGCGAAACAATTTATTGACAGTTATTGACATCGATTATACCTTTCGCCTGCAAAATAACCGGTGTACTATAGGGTTTCAATATTACCCGGCCATGGTGGTCTGGATATCACGCGGAGAGACAAGCTAGCACTTGACAAGCGGATCTCCGGTCCTCGGTTCGATTCCGGGACGGGTAGCCAGAACGTTTTGTCGCTGCTCCATATCAATTGAATTGTGAGGGACTATGAAGAAAAAGGCGTTAAAGGGTGAGATTGACCGGTTGCGTTTTCTTATCGACAAACTGAATCGCAGGATCGGGAGGCTGGAGGGGGAACCAGCTCAATGTCCGTGCAATATTCCAAACGCGGATGAACTGAATCAAGCGAAGGCTGATACTTCGTTGATCAGGTTCCGTTGCGCAACCCCGATAATTGACGACCTCGGTAGCAACGAAGGTCACGAGTAATATTAACAATGGAGTGCTACATGGAAGAGGACGACTATACGCCTGGCCTGGTCGCCAGGTTGGGCGAGATGTACGAGGAGACCACCGTCAATATCCGGAATGTCGAAGATACATTGTATGAGGAGTGCAACTCATTGCTGAAGGTCGAAATGATTGACCTGTTGCACCTCCTCAGGAAAACTAGGGACGCCATAGGGAGAACTATCACCGAGGTTATTAAGACTGAGCGAAATTTCGTCACCCCGGAACACGTCCTCCGTCCATTCAGGGCTGTTGGCCCGCAAATTAAACAGGAGAAGAATGAAGATGTGCGAGAATAAAGTGTGTAGTAATAAGGATGGCTGTGCCTGTAACGAGACCGCTCCTGTAGCTTGTGCGAGCTGCCAGGTGTTGCTGGCCGAGATCGAGCGGCTGAAGGGGGAGCGTGGTGTCCTCCGTGAAGCATGCAAACTTATGATCGGTGGCGATTCGGAGGAGTTACTGGGGTGTGTTATGGCTCAAATGGTCGAGGAGATGAAGTCAACCTCCCATGAAGATAAACAGTCGGCACTCATCGGTATGGCTGTTGTCTGCGCCCTTAATGCCACCAGGGAGGTATGAGATGAATGGAGACTTCGACCGTAACCTCGGTCACGATTTTGTATTCGGCTCATTCATCACAGTGATCGCCCTATTGGTATTGACGATCCTATTGCCGGGATGTGCGGCACTCAATACCTTTGTGGGTGGCACTGACGCAACCCTCGAAACGAACAAGCTGATCGCTGTTAGTAATATCGACGGTAAAATCCAGGCGGGCAACGCATTCGCCGCGTGTAATGGCGAACCAGGCTGTCTCGTCGGCGTGGCCTTCGTCTATGGCTCCAATATCGGTCAACAGGCGTTCTTTCGCCCGAGGGATGGCGTAGACTACCTGCAGGCCCTGGTGCCGTATGGCGACATGTTTCTGCGGATGTACGGGATGTCAACGGGTGGAGGTAGCGGCAGTGGTCGTGGTGCGATAATCATCAATCGTTCGCCTGGTGCCTCTGTGTCAGGCATAGGCAACACGTTCTCCAATACCGGCAGTGGTTCAATCGCCGCAACGTTCGAGAATAAATCGGAGATGAACCCGATTGCTTATAGCTTCAACCCGGTGAACTCTGGGGAGGGAAGTTTGAGCCAGCCGACCGATAACCGTACCGAGCAGAACCCAACCGACAACAGCACCCATAAGTCAGATAGCGAGAACCGTGACTTCAGGAGCTATGCACCTGTTGGACAGGAGCAACCAACCGGAGATGCATTCTTCGGGGGTGAAGGAGACAGAAACTGATGGAAGATTTTGATGGCAACAGGGATGACCATGTAGAAGATGAACTCCATAAGGAGCTGGAGAATTTATCCGGCAATCTGTACGGGCTTATCGAGGGTATGCTTATCCAAGCCGACCAGCTACAGAAGGCTCTCGACTCAGCGATTACCGCCAAGAACCAGGCAGGCTTGCTGGTCGAGGCTATCGAGGAGCGCTATGAGGATGATGAGGCGGGGTTCACCGCACTTGAAGGTAAGGTAGCGTCGCTTGAGGCGGATCGGAATGAATTGTGCAGACAGGTTGACAGCCTTACCGAACAGAACAAAGATCTTATAGGGGAAAATATTACCCTTAACGAGAGGGTTGAATTTCTTAACCGCAAGAACACCTCTCTCATTCGGGCGCTAGATGAAGCTCGTCGGCGGTCGATGTCTGAAGGAGATCTTATAGGGGAAAATATTACCCTTAACGAGAGGGTTGAATTTCTTAACCGCAAGAACACCTCTCTCATTCGGGCGCTAGATGAAGCTCGTCGGCGGTCGATGTCTGAAGGTCTAGCGGAGGAACATGACAGGCTTGAGGCGGCGAATATCGCCCTCTTAGCCAAAAATGAGGGCCTTGGAGTTGAGCTGGTTGAATTACGAGAAAGGGTTCGCGAGCTTGAATCGGCCAACGCCAAACACTGGGCCGACAAGGGCAGGCTTGAGGCAGCAAATGCCCTCCTCAAATTCCAGAAAGGGGAACTCCAGAGTGCCTTTACGTCCCTCACGAAGGCCCAAGAGAAGGCCGACCAATTAAAGGAGTTAAAGATCGCAGAACGTGACAGCCATATCGAGCGACTGGAGCAGCAGCTAGCCGACACTCAGAGGGTGCTCCGTGCGAAGGAGAAGGATGTCAATCTTCTCAAGGATCAAATCGGTTCGATAAGAGAGTTTTTGGCGTAAGTAGGCAGTAGAAGTACGGGCACGATAAGCGGGAGATTTCGGTCTCCCGCTTTTTTATTGCCTAGCAATATTACTTTCAACCGTGTAATAGGAAAAGTAATATGGTATAATTAGGCATTTCCAAAATAATAACTTATTGCAAGGATAACTATGGCCAAACGTAGAAAAATGATGATGGATGAAGAGGCGGCGCAAGCCCCTGTTGACCCATACGACGAGCGGCTATATGGCAAAGAACATGCGATGCCGGATGGCTCCATGATGCAGGACTCCGAGATGGACCAAGAAGTGGAGCAGGGTGGGCTTGTCGAAAGCGACATACCCGCCGATGAAGTCGATTACGACATGACCGACGATGAAGAGCAGGCGCGACGGGATGACAATATTGCCATTATCGCCGGGAATATCCTCAAGTCCAGGTCAGAGGCTGTTGAGTTCCGGGCGGCGAGCGGGATCGAAACATATTGGCGGATCGCCGAGCAAATGCTTGACTACGCCTCAGACTTTGAAGCTACCCCGTCAATGCTTGACTACGCTAGTGGTGTGGCCCCTATCAAGGATAGCGGCGCAAAGCGCTCCAGAGCTGTAATGAATATTGTGCGCGGAAGGTGTGAGGTTGCGAGTGGTAGGTTCGGAGAGATCCTTCTTCCCGTTAGAGATAAGAACTGGGGGTATAAAAACACTCCCAATGCAATAATCGAAGATATGGTGGGCGATGGTCGTCAGGCAATGTCTGGTGGCAAGCCCGTCATGTTTAGTAATAACACGCCAGCAACTATGAACGATGTCGCTAAGGCGATGAGGGAGCAGGCGGAAAAGGCGATGTTCGGCATGGAGCGTGTGGTCAATGACCAATTGACCGAATGCTCATTTCAGGCGGAAGAGCGCAAGCAGATAGACAAATCGGTCTACATGGGAACGGGAATATTGAAGGGTCCGGTGGTTGGTAAGCGGCTCAAAAAGACCTGGAAGCCTACGCCGGATAAGTCGGGCAAGATTGCCCATGTGCTTGAGTTCTCCGAGGAGAACAAACCGGCAAGCTACTCCATCGACCCATGGAACGTCTACCCCTCACCCGACTGCAGAGAAGATCCGCAGAAAGCTAGTTATATCTGGGAGAAGGATACGATCAGACCCCGCGAGGTTCGCCGGTTGATTGGCGTCAAGGGGTATAGCGCCAGGCAGCTGGAAATGGTTCTCAAGGAGCAACCCAAGCGCCTCAATGTGGCTGTCGATCAACATGGAACCGCGTACCGGGCTATCACTAATAGCATGGAGATGGGCGAACAGTACGAGGTTTGGGAGTATAATGGCGAGATCAAGCCAGAACACATGGAGGAGATCTGGTCCTATATTCTTGGCAAGGAATGCAGTTGTGACCACTCCAAATCCGTATCAGGCAAGATTATCTTCATCAATGATCGCCCGGTGAAGGCTTCGCTGAACCTACTCGACACCGGAGATCTTCCCTACGATTTCTTCCCATGGACCCCGATTCCTGACATGCCATGGGGTGCTGGCGAACCCATAAAAATCATGTGGGCTCAGAGAATTATCAATGCCGTATGGCGTCAGATGATGGACAACTCTGGCGATTCCAGTGGCCTTAACGTTGCCATCTTCGGCCTGGAACCAGATGATGGTATTTGGGAGATTACCGGCAAGAAGCTTTGGCGATGGGATGGCGAGAGCCCTATCGATGATATCCGTAAGGCAATTACTCAATTCCAGGCGACTAACAATCAGGAGCACCTACAGAAGATTTTGGAGCTCGCCCTGAGGTTCATCGACCTGATGACAGCCACGCCAACGATTTTCCAGGGCGAGGCCAAGGAAGCCCCCGACACTCTCGGTGCCACCAATATTGTTGTTGACTCCTCGAACGTGACATACCGGTCGAAGGTTGTTCGATTTGACGACCAGGTTACGGTCCCGCACTTGCGCAGATATTACGATTACAATATGCAATATCACCCCGACCCAAGCATCAAGGGTGAGCTAGAGGTTGACCCGCGTGGTGCGAGCGTGCTGTTTGAGAAAGACCAAACCCGCATGGCCCTACTCCAAGCATTCCAGCTAAAACAAGACCCGCATTTCGCGAAACACACCAAGTGGAAGAAGGCTATAGAATTATTCTACTCATCCAGCCATCTCGATATATTTCAAGAGGAGCCGGAGGAGGGCGAGGAAGGCGCGACTCCAGAGCAAGGAGCAGCAGCATCGCAGCAACAGGCAGCACAGGCTACGTTGCAGGCGGCTCAAATCAGGGCCGATACCGATATGCAGGTTGCCATGATCAAGCAGGGCGAGTCTGAGGCGAATAACAAGTTCAAGGGTGAGCAGGCTGACCTGGAGCGGGCGCATGATCTTGAGATGAAGAAAATGGACCTACAGATTTCCATGATGCAATACGCAGAGAAGCGCAACATCGAGCTCGACAAGCTCAAAGTACAGCTGGCAATCAGCAGCGAGGGATTGCGGCACTCAGAGCGGGTGATGGATAAGAAGGCGGTCGCCGAGGTAAGTAATCCGCCGACAGAGCCAGCCGGGAAGGCACCTACCGGGGAGAGCTACCAGAAATGAGCGAAAATATATTCAACGAGGGTGACATTGTCACACAGCGTAAATTAACCCCGTTCGGCACGATAGAGATCGTTAGGGAGCCCCTAAAGATCAGTGAGGCTCCGGCGTCAACTCCAACCGTGGTTGGCTATATTCCCGAGGCTTTCGATGAGAATTCCGGGACGTGGGCATTCTTCAAGGCACTGCTCCTGCGGAAGATAGAAGTGGTGCGAAAGCAAAATGACAACTTCCTCCTTGGCGAACGGGAAACCGCGATACTCAGGGGCGAGCTGATGATCTTAAAGGAACTGGTGAAAACACCGGAAACATTAAAAGGCCGCGAGAGCGCCCGCAAACTGACCGCCCAACCTTTGGCCGGTGAGGAGTATTAAGCAATGGCAGATGAAAACATGATGAGCGAGGAGGAAAGACTCCTTCGGGAAGAGGTCTACAACGAGGTATATAATGGCGACGGTCAAGAGATCGAGCAGGTAACAGCGGCTAAGGCCCCTGAAAAGACCGGCGATAATTCTGGCGAAGGCGTTGCAGTTATACCAAGTGAAGAGCAAGACCCATGGGCTGGTGTTAATCCCGCGTTAAGAGCGGCGATTGAGAGCTTGACCAAGAAAACTGGCGACATCGACAACCTGGCGTTCCGCGTTAAGCAGACCGAGAGCAGGGTGGGGAGTATCGACAATCGGCTTCAAGGGGCACAAAATGCTCCCGCCGTTAAGACACCGACCAAGGATGAGATCGAGAAAGCTCTTGCGTCTAGCGAGGGAATGGCTGAATTCAAAGCCGACTTCCCGGCGCATGATGCAGCCCTGGAGGCGCGAGATAACGCCCTGAAGCAGACCCTGGAGGCGATGCGTCAGGAAATGAAGACCGACTTCGACCACAAGCTAACCGACCAGCAACAGACAACGGAGTTGAAATTCTTGCGGTACAAATACCCTAACCATCTTGAGCTCATAGCTGAGCCGGGTTTTAAACCCTGGCTATCAGCGCAAAGCCTTGAGGTGCAGGAGAAGTATGGCACCTGGGATGCCCTGGATGGCATTTACATCCTCGACCATTACCTAGCATCAAAGCCAAAGGAGAAGGAGGAAGAATTGCCCGACATTATCGCAGAGCGACAGGAGCGATTGGATTCAGCTGCCGCGGATCTCCGGAAGGGTGGCAAGGCCACTAAACAGAAAAATGAAGCGGAAATGAGCGAGAAGGAATTGTACGCCCATTACGCTAAAGACATATGGAGTAAAAAATAATGGGTACTCAAACCTATAGCTTGGTCCCGTCTCGGAACCTTATCCGGGCAGAACTGCAAATGCTGAAGCATGCCGAGCCAACCATGGTTCTCGGATCTTTCGGTATGCAGAAAGAGCAACCGCTCAATAAAACCGACACCCTGGTATTCCGTCGGCTTGACCCCTATAACGCTGGCGCGAACGGTGTGGCGCAAATCACCGCAATTGACTTCCAGATCGCCGAGGGGTCCATTCCGGATGCCGGAACGATCAACTACACCAACGTATCGGTCACCCTCAAGCAGTATGCCGTTCTCTTCAAGCTGACCTCCAAGGCCGCCTTGATGTATGAGGACGACATCCCTGGAGATATGGTCAAGCTCACCGGTTCGACCCTTGGCGAAGTCGCCGAGCTCGTAGCATATGGTGAGTTCAAAGCTGGAACTTCCGTCATCTACGCCAACGGCACCACTCGGGCAGGTATCAACACCGCTATCTCCCTCGACAAGCTCCGTCAGGCCACTCGGACCCTTGAGAACAACATGGGAAAAAAGGTCACCTCGACCATCGCCCCCGGCCTCAAGTTTGACACGAGCGCAGTTGAGGAGTGCTTCCTGGTATTCATGCACACCGACTGCAACAGCGATGTTCGGGATCTTCCTAACTTCGTGCCCCGTATCAAATACGGCACCGCTATCTCCCCGGTTCACGCTCGGGAAATGGGATGTTGTGAGGAGTTCCGCTTCGTAACGAGCCCCCTCTTCCGTCCCTTCTTGGCCGCTGGTAGTGCGACCCTGAATGGAATGGTAGCTGCCGACGCAACCAACGTTGACGTGTATCCTATGCTCGTCATCGCCGAGGAAGCCTGGGGCCATGTAAGCCTTAAGGGGCATGGAAAAACCTCTATCTCTCCGACCTTCCTGCCGCCTTCGCAGAAGAACCACGCCAACCCGAGCGGTACGTTCGGATACGTGGGAGCTGACTTCTGGTATGCACCGGTTAGGGCGAACGAGAACTGGTTCCTCCGGATCGAAACTGCCGTAACCAAGCTCATCGCATAAGGAATAACGCCGGGGGAAACCCCGGCAAGCCTAAGGAGGGCTTGAATAATGAGTGAAAGTATTAAGAGACGGGTCAACTCAATGACCGTCGTGAGTGACCGGGAAGAAGCCCGGAAGCTCTTTAACAGTGTCCTGACCGAGCTTATCGCCGCCAGGGCATTAACGTTAGAGCTTCGGACCGACCACGCGACGTTTAAGACAGCTGTCGACGCCGTTGAAACTCTTATCGAAGAGTTGCACGACGACCATGCAACGTTCAAAACCGCCGCCGATGGCGTAGAGACCTTGATTGAGGAGTTGCACGACGACGCAGCGACACAGAAAACCCTCAACGACGAAATGATCGTGGACCATGACGCACAGGTCACATGGTCAACTGAGGTTGACGCTGACGAAGACGTTATGAATAATATCATTTCCTTCAACGACGCAGACGGCGTGATAGGTGGTGACTTTACTATCACCGGAACAGCTGCAGTAACCCTGCTCGGTGCCGGTCATGTTCTTTATCGGATAGGCGGGCAAGAGTATTACGCCGATCTCGACACCACGATCACCTTGGAGGATAGTTTCGACATCGTTCAGAATAAGTACGGTGCCTGGCGAATCCTTATTGACCGGGCTGGAGTTGTAACAACCCAGGACACTGGCGCACAAATGGCATGGGATAATGCCGAGGATGCATTACTCAACTTGAGCACCCGAGCCCCAAGTGCCAATACTGCAACGATTGGTTATTTTACTGTCGTGGACGCCGGAGCGGCTGGATTCAATATCGGAGTCACCTTTACGTCAGGCGGCACCGCGACCGGTGTTGTCTACCATGTTCGTGGCAACCAGAAGAAGGTCACCGGTCTTCACACCGCAAATGGTGCGGCTTCGACCGTAGGTGCTACCCCGACCAAGTATTCGACTGGCACTAAAGATGTCATGCTTAATGGCATCCGGATCGCCCAAATAGCAGCAGAGGCTGACAAAGCTTTTGATGACCTTGACACTATAGGGCAGGCACAATTCGGCGGTTGGTTAATCGTGACCAATCTTGCTAAGAGCGCAACGTACTCGCTCGCAGCTGATGGCCTTGCTGGCGCAGTTAGCGCAATGACATACGCCACCTCTGGAGACGTTCAGACCGCCCTCGATCTCGTAGCCGACAGGCTCCCCGAGATGTTCTGCCCGATTGCCCAGGTTATTGTCACGAATAATCTGGCTGGTGCATGGACAGCCGGGACCGACGATATCAACGGCACAGACGGCACAGCCGCTTGGACCGATGCAACTGTAGGCTCGTGGGACAGAACCAATGTGACAGGGTTTGACTCTCATAAGATCACCAGGCCAAGTATCCCTGCGAGTATCACCGCCCCGCTGGTAGCGAACATCACCGCTACGGCACCGGCGACCCTTGGGTCCCCGAAACCGGCTTCCGCCCCCGCAACTCTGGGGACTGCAAAACCGGCCTCCGGGCCTGCGACTCTATCCGCCGCAGCCATGGTCGAAACCTTGGTTGCATAACATATTTGTTAATTTTTGAAGCAAAATAATAACCCTTATATTGAGGAAAGAAGTATGAAGAACTTAAATGACGACCCGCGAGGGGGAACTTTCTGTATGTCGAGCGCTGGTCTGGTGATCGGCGACGGCGCAAAAACCGGTCCCGCCATTGCGGCACCGAATGGAGCGGGTATCGACTTTGTTATCGATGGCCGATTCTATCACAAGGCAGACGCCGCAACCGTATTGCCGCTATCTGCCGGAACCACCGTCCCGGTACTGTCCAAGTGTCTCTTCTTGATGTGTGTCGATGTCGATGGAAACGTCACCAGTATCCAGAGTAATATCGAGTTAACCACCGACCTGGCCGCAGGCAATGCCAAGTTGGAATGGCCCGTTCCGACCGAGGGGCTTTGTCCATTTGGCGCTGTAAAGGTACAGACCACCAACGCCGCGACCTTCGTTCCTGGAACGACCGCTCTGGACGCCGGAGATATCACCGAGACGTATTATAACCTGTTCGCAACCCCGATTAACGGACTCACCTCCTAATCTAGTTTCGAGCAAATAACTAAAACAGCGGGATGGACTGTTTTACATCCCGCTATTTTTCCATAACAAGGAGAGTGAAATGGCAAGGAAAGAGTTTGACGTAGCAAGAAACAGCACCGATCCGCCGGTAGAGCTGGCGGAACTAGGAAACGATAGCGGTATCCAGAGCGTGGCGCTTAACGACATGTTTCGGGACACCCTGAAGCTCGAAGCATTTATGCAGCAAAAGCTTGTTATACTGGTCTTTGAAGACAACACCGAAGGGGCCTTGAGGGTCATACGGCCCGAGGTCAATGGTGTCGCTCAACCTATTATCAGGGGCGCAAAGACCAAGATCAAGAGGAAATATGTCGAGGCCCTGGCTCGTGGAATCAGTACGAAGTTTGATCAAAAGCAGTCCGATCCGTCAAATCCGGCGAGCCTGCAAATGATCCCGCTGAGCAGACAGACATACCCATTTACTGTATTGTTCGACCCGGATGAGTTGGGCCCTGAGTGGCTCAATAACATTCTCGCAGAAAGAGGGTAAGTCATGGACCGCCTGCTACAAACACAGCGGCTCAGTAGAGAGGCCGGGATTAACTTCGTCGGCCCCTCCACTACTATTGCGCAGACCGGAATGTTCCTGCAGCTGGTGGAGTGGATCGATACTGCTCATAGCAATATCCAGACCCTACACCCTACGTGGGAATTCCTTCGTAAGGAGTTCTCCAAGGCCCTGACAATTGCGACCGGCACATACACCCCGACCGACCTCAGCGTGACGGACTGGGGGGAGTGGGCTCCAGAGGACTGGCGGATTTACCTCGTTGCTGCCGACGAAGCGTTTATCGACTATGTTAGATATGACGAATTCCGGCAAATGTTTGGAGTGGGGACACAGCTCACCAAGACTGGGAGGCCGACATGTTTCACGGTTAAACCCAATGATAGTATCATATTCTACCCCATTCCGGATCAGGCTTACACACTGAAGGGGGAATACTTTCGCGGCCCGCTGGTATGGACCGCCGATGCTGACGTTCCCCTTTGGTCAGGAAGGGATTTCGATATTGCGATTATGTGGCGAGCGCTGATGTTCTACGGCACCTCTTACGCTGAGCCTGACAAGTTCGCGGTGGGGCAGATGGAGTATCGCAAATGTCTAAGACAACTGGAGAAAAAGTATCTCCCCAGGCTCAAGTGGGGGGCTCCCCTGGCATGAGTACGAAGAAAGTTCGTGTTGACACAAAATATATCCCATTCTCTGGCGGCATGGATACCGAAACTTCGAGGGTCGCGGTCAAGTCTGGCCATGTCAGGACCTCGAAGAATGTGTATCAGGGTGTCACCGGGGGGTATCGCACGATGTCGGGTCACGAAAGGTGGGACGGAAGGGTTGCTCCACATTTGGCAATCTACGCCATTCTAACGACAACATTGACCGGGGCCGTATCGGTCGGCGATATTGTCACCGACGATACGGCTGCTGCCTTCGGCACGGTAATTGTTAACGGCACAACGTTCCTGGCTATTACGAAAATAACCGGAGTATTCCTAGCTGGCAATATCAAGATTGGCGCAGCGGTGGTTGGTACATGCACAGGCCCACAGGTTAACGGGTCGGCTGGCACAACCCTGCTTGACGCGCAGTACAAGAATCTTGCCGCTGATGTTTATCGAGCCGATATCACCGCACCCACAGGTTCAGGCGCGATCCGTGGGGTATGGTGGCTCAAGGGGCTTCGCTATTGCTTTCGGAACAATGCGGGGGGCACTGCTTGCGACATGTGGGTAGGTTCGAGCGGCGGATGGTCCCAGGTTTCCCTTGGCAAGAAGCTAGCCTTCACTTCGGGCGGGGCATACGAAGTCCTCGACGGTGACACAATCGTCGGTGAAATATCCGGGGCGACTGCGGTGGTTTCACGCGTGGTACTTCAGGCTAACACATGGGCTGCAGGTACGGCAATCGGACTATTCGTCTTTGCCTCACAGACAGGGGTGTTTCAAGCGGAAACCGTCCGTGTCGGGGCCAATCTGAACGTTGCAAGTATAGCGGCAAATTCCTCCTCAATCACGTTGACGGCTGGTGGGCATTACGAGTTCGTGACGGACAACTTCACAGCTAGCCAAGATACACAGAAAATGTATGGTTGCAACGGGGTCGATACGTTTGGCTTCGAGTTCGACGGGACCACTTTCGTCCCCATAGAAACCGGGATGACCGTCGCTCCGTCGCACGTATACGTGCATAAGCTCCACCTATTCTTTGCATTCCTCGGATCGGTACAGCACTCCCGTCCCGGCTTCCCATACGAATGGGACCCAATATTCGGCTCCGACGAAATCGGTATGGGAGCACGTATCACCGGGTTTATCGCGCAGCCCGGTAGTGACGGAACTAGCGCACTTGCAATCTTCACGGCGTCTGATACGTCTATCCTTTACGGGTCGGGCGTCGCGGATTGGAGCATAGTCGGCTTCAAGCAGAACATGGGCGGCATTGAGTGGAGCCCACAATTCATCGGCCAGACAGTATTCCTTGACAATCGGGGGGTGACCTCCCTGTCGGCGGCCCAGACCTATGGCAACTTTACCGACTCAACATTGTCGTTTAAGTTCACCTCGTATCTCGACGCCAAAAAGAATCAGGTCACGGCGTCTTGCGTTAGCCGGGAGAAGAATCTTTACATGCTATTCTTCGCCGATGCAACCGCCATTTTTTGCACCGTGGTCGGGGGAAAGCTGCAGGCAGGTATGGAGATGGAGCTTAACCACACGGTCACCAGTATTTGCTCGGTTGATGATGGTAGCGGAAATGAAATCATCTTCTTTGGCGATAGCGACGGGATGGTTTACGAACTATTCCAGGGCACCTCAGATGATGGCGAACCGGTAGCCTGGTATATGGATCTCGTTTATGATAGCCTTGGCTCACCGACCTTCGATAAGCATTTCCTTATGGCAACGTTAGAGGTGAACGGAACAGGGTACGCCGCTTTCGAGTTCGGATACAGCTTAGAATACGAGAGCCCATACGTGGCCCAACCATCGCTAGAGGCCCGTACCATAACGTTAGGCCCGGTGTATTGGGGTGCCTTTACGTGGGGCCAGTTCTTCTGGGACGGCGAAAGTCTGACGCCCGAGAAGTTTCCAGTGATGGGCGTCGCCTCTAATATAGGGTTGAAATTTGTGGGGTCCAGCGAAATTGATGAATCAATGCTCTTTCAGGGGGTCCTCATACAGTATTATTTAACAAGGAGTAAGAGATAAGATGCCGAGCAATCCATTCTATGATAGCACAGGTAACCCGGCCAACAATTCACCTGGCAATCCCGCGACGATAAGGGCAGAGTTTGACGCCATAGAGGACGCGTTCGATAAGCTCCCTGTCTTGGCCGGTCATGCCAGCGAGGCCGTTTTTGTCAATGCCGGGGCCACTGCGCTGGAAAGCAGAACCGCCGCAAACGCCAGGACAGCTTTGGGAGTAGAAGCCGCAGCAAATAAGGATGTGAGCGGTGGGTATGTCGGCCTGGATGTGCTCAAGATCAAATTCCGCAACCTTCTTAACACATTCACGTCGTTCCTGGTGAACTCCAACACCGCCGCCAGGACCTACACCTTCCCCGATGACGATGGCACACTCGCCCTGATGTCCGACCTACCCCCGAATGGAGAGAAGAACTTTATTATTAATGGGAATTTCGACATCTGGCAACGCGACACCACCCATACCACATTGGGTTACGGCTCTGACGATAGGTGGTACGTGGATTTTGTCGGATCAACATTTACAAATGACAAGAGAGATCATATCGTCGGACAAACTACTGTGCCCGATAACCCGCTTACCTTCTCCAGGACTGCTGTCGTTACAGTGGCGGGTAATGGCAACTTCTGTAATAAGCAGCAGCGCATAGAAGATGCCTCATCCCTATCTGGCGAAACGGTGACCTTGAGCTTTTACGCGAAAGCCGACGCACCGAAAAATATCTCGGTTGAATTTGTCCAGCATTTCGGCACTGGCGGGGCTCCTTCTGCCGACGTAACCGGAACCGGGGTTAATAAGATTGCCATAACCGCCGATTGGGCTCTCTATACTGTCACGGTAGCGATCCCGAGCGTGTCGGGTAAGACCTTCGGGACTGACGTTAATGATTACACCGCTGTCCTTTTTTGGTTCGATGCGGGGGCGGATTTTAACGCAAGAACCGACACCCTCGGCCAGCAGAACGGGATATTTAATCTCTCGCACGTACAGCTTGAGATTGGTAGTACTGCGTCGCCATTTGAGGTTAGGCACATGACAGACGAGCTTCACCTGTGTCTTCGTTATTACACCGGAGACTCAAATTGGATTATGTTCTCAGGGGACGTGACGGTTGCAAATAACTATACGGCTCACGGTAATTTTGCCGAAGAGATGAGGGCGATACCGTCGATTACCCTTCAGAACGCTGGGGTGTCCAGCTTCGGCGCGGCCACAGGGACTGTGGCGGTGACAGCCAGTAGTGTTGATGAGACACGCACGTCGTCAGCCACTGGCACCGGGGCGTATTTTTACTCTTACTATTTTGCCGATGCGGAGTTATAAATGGCCAATCCTTATTATAATGCGTCGGGTGAGCCTACCAATGCGGCTGGAGCCTTGAGCTTACCCCTCAGGGCTGAGTACAACGCCATAGAGGCGGGGTGCTCGTTGCTTCCGCAAGTGTCATCGTCCGCCAACCAACTAATCGCCGTGAACCCAACGGCTAACGCGCTCGAATCATTGCCACCGGCCTCGGCGGTGCCAGCTATCGGCGCGGTGCTGGCGAGTATGAAAGATTTTGCCGATGGCTATTTAGGCCTAACTGCATGGAAGGTTAATTTTACTAATGCTATTGGCACGATAAAATCATTCCTAGTTAACTCGAATTCAGCTATCCGCACTTACACGTTCCAGGATAAGAGTGGATATATGTTGCTCCGAGAGAACGCCAGCACTATCTATAACCGCAACATACTGATAAACGGATCGTTTCTGGTGTGGCAGCGCGGTATCTCCCATACAGCAGCTGGGTACAAAACCAACGATAGGTGGTATGATAACCATGGTGATGGCACGGTCACAACCTCCCGGCAAACATTTACACCGGGGCAGACCGATGTGCCTGGAAACCCCAAGTATTTTGCTAGGGCTGTTGTTGTAACCAGTGGCACAGCGGGTTCGTTCGCCTGCAAGGAACAATGGGTGTGGCATGTTGGAATTATCGAAAACAGGTCAGCGACACTGAGCTTTTATGCGAAGGCTGATGCTCCGAAGGATATGGCGATTGAGTTTGTCCAAAACTTCGGACTAGGAGGGTCGGACGAGGTAGCCGGGATAGGGGTGCAGAAGGTATCGCTTACGACTAATTGGCAGCTCTTTACGTTACACGTAAGCCTCCCCAGTATTGCCACAAAGACAGTCTTTTCGCCAGATGACGATGCCCTAGTTGTGAGATTTTGGTTCGAGGCCGGAAGCACCTACAATGGGAACACCCTCTCTCTCGGAAATCAATCAGGGACGTTTGATCTGTCTAATGTGCAGCTAGAACGAGGCGGTGCTCGGTCGCAATTTGAGCGTAGAAGTTACGCCAGAGAGCTGTATTTGTGCCAACCATATTTCCAAATAGTAGCGCTGAGATATAGCGGTAAAGTCACTAACACAAAAGCGTATAAGGCAATAGGCGTATTGCAGAGAGCTATGCGTACCTATAACCCATTCCGTTCAACTTGGCCTGGTGGGGTTTACGACGGCTTTCCTTCCACCGGCACGGCGTCAACACCAGGGGTATCGTATAACGCTAAATTTATTCTTGAGACGAGGACGTGTAATAGCACAAAAGCGTCGGGTTATTTCGCATCTTATTACTCGCTGGATTCTGAAATATAATAAGGAGGTTTATATGTATAAATTCGAAAGTGCAACTGGTCCATCTGTAATAAACACCGAAACAGGAGAGACGAATATCCGCCCAGGTGTTTGGAAGTGGCGGGAGTACCTGAAATGGGTGGCCGATGGCGGTATCACCGCTCCGCCGGACGACCAGACCGCGATAGTAAGGCGCGAAAAGCGTGCAGCCCTGGCAAACGAGGTCTATAGGCTTCTGTTTGACGGTGTGGAGTTTGGTGGTAAGTGGTATAATACCACTGTCGAGGACAGGGCTCTCCTGAATGCCATGGGCCTTTACGCCATTGCTAAGAAGTCTGACGGAGTAAACCCAGCTACATCGCTGCAGGGGTTTTCCCTACCCACAGCCGACAGCCCTGAGGGGGGTACGACTATCCAGACTATAATCGACCTACTCAGTTGGGTCGCGGAAAACGACCAGAATATTATGGCGATAGCAAGGATTCATCAGGCTGGCCTCGACGCCTCTCTCGATCCCGGCAACTACAACATATCAACCGGCTTCCCAGACGGCAAGAAAAAGGTGAAGTAATTGAGTGGGGTTTTCTCTTATAACGGCTACGCCAGTATTGATGACTTTATGGCGGCGGCTAACGCCGAACGAGCCAAGGCAACAGCGGCAAGATCCGCGATGGCTGCTCAATACTCCAAAGCGAAGGCGGCAGGGTTAGCCCAGAGAGCCGCCCAAAGCGCATGGATGGCCTCCCCTGAAACCATAGCGCTCAGTAACCGCCATAAAGAGGTGGCCGACCAGCTTAGAGAGTACGCTCCCATGGGGCCACGGTGGAGGAACCTAAACCTAATGTATATTCAGGCGTTAGCTGGGGGGCCTGCTTACGACGCCTATATGCAGGAACTCAGCTCTTACAACGCCCAGTCCAGCCAGAGAAACGCCCTGCAGGCTGAAATGAACATCCTGTCGAAGAGATGGCAGGATATGAATACTGCTTTTTTTAAAGGCCCGGAAACACTGGCGTGGCGTGCCGAACTTGCTTTGTATAACACAGCCACCGCCGAGGTGGCCACTCTCGAAAGAGCGTTCAAGGACAAATTCACGCCAGTTACACCCCAAACTGTGGCACTACGCCTTGACCCAACGCCCGCTAATATTGACTCTTTGGCCGGGAAAATTGTCACTGCTCAAGAGAAACTAGCCAACCTCTCGGTCTACCAAAAAACGAACAAGCCAGATACCATTGTCTTCGATATCCTCAAGAAGTCGGCCACATCAGAACTCTCCCTGTTAATCCAGCGGCGGGACACCCTGATCGAGTCGTACCAAACACTCCCCTCCCGCCCCGGAGAAGAAACGCAAACTGCATACGAGACAACCAAGCAACGGATTAATCGCGAAAAGGCTTACATCGCCTCCCTCGAAGAGAGGGCCAGGGTGTCCCAAAACGAAGACCTTCAGCTTTTGTGGAGTGGCCAAATAACTAGATCCGAGTACGATAACAGGGTGGCGTACAGGGAACAAATCAGAAAGTTTATCTTTAATTATAGGGGTCTTGTCGCCCAGGGACTTCAACGGTTTAATGCTATCGGGGAAATTAGCGCATATATTCCCACGACTCCGCCCCCCGTCCTTGTCGTTCCTCCGACTCCAGTCACCCCGGTGACTGTTGCGCCGGTAGTTGTACCACCCGATCCCGTTCTTACCCCGGAGCCAGTTCCAGCCCCTCAGCCTGAACCGGCCCCCACCCCGGTCGCTCCCCCTCAGCCCTTAGCCCCGCCCGAGCCGGTTGCCCCCACGGCACCAATCGTTCCGCCACCAGTTACGCCAGCGCCAGCACCGGAGGCACCTACCGAGCCTATCGCAACACCAGCGCCAGCACCGGCTAGTGAACCAGCGCTAACCGGAACAATTCCGAGCGTCGTCACACCGGAACCAGTTGTCGAACCACTCACGCCGCCATCTCCCCCGACTACAGGGTCTGAAGAGCAACCTGCGGTAGTTGTTCAACCACCCGTCACCGATGAGCCGGTGCAACCGGTTGTTACGCCGGTAGCGCCAGCCCCACCGCCAGCCGACGCGCCCGTGGTTATCCTACCCACCGAGCCAATCGCACCGCAGCCCCCCACGACATCACCCGACGCACCACAGCCGCCGCCAACTATCGCCGTTCCCGACGAGCCAGTTGTCCCCGTGGTAATTCCGCCGCCAGCCGTCACCACCCCCGAACAATTACAGCCGCCAACTATCGCCGTTCCCGACGAGCCAGTTGTCCCGGAGGCCCCTTCTGTTCCCGAACGAACGCTCCAGATTATCTACCTCGACCCGGTAACCGGTTACGAGGTCAGGGATGCACAACCGGGAGAAACGCAAGCCAGTTTCGACGCGTCGGGGGTGGTCGGGTCGAAGACTTACCAGAAACCCAACCTCGTCCTCGACACGGTAACGCCAGCGCCCACTCTTCCGGCAACGCCCGAGATTGTAGAGCTACCGCCGTTAGATGATGTCGAGCCGAGCAACGAGGAAACCCCTTACTACACCACCAGAAAAGAATTCACAAGGAGTCCAACCGTGGCACTTTTAGACTACAACACTCAGGTTACCGGCTACCAACTGCCAACCGGTCAAAGCTCTCAGTCCCCCCTCACCCCAGTGCCAAAGGACGCCAGTTATGTCGATCCAGAATTGGCGACAGTAGAGGGCCGAACCGCCAACCTCCTGAAATCCGGCAACCCGTTACTTGAGCAGGCCAAGGTTGTATCACAGGGCGACTATAATAAGCGGGGGCTCTTAAACTCAGGGGGCGCTGTCCAGGCTGGGGTTGGCGCGACAATGGATAAGGCGCTCCAGATCGCCACCCCAGACGCCGCCCTTTATGGCAATATGGCGCAGGCCAGTCAGAAAACCGGCCTGGAAGGATCGCTCAATAATCAACTTGCCGAAATCGAGAGGAAGAAGTACGAGAACAACGCCCTTATTACGGGCTCGCTCGCACAGCAAGATATCAGGGGCCGCAAAGATATTCAGACTCTAGCTGACAACGCAGCTATACAGAGGCTGCAGCTTGAAAACGAATGGAAAGACTATCTCTCTGCCTCGCAGTTCGACAGCGCCGAAACCCAAGCTCTTATGCAGTCTGCTGGGGCGATGGGCCAGGAGCTTACTGGCAGTATTGAGCGGCTTTTGCGGGATACGAATATAGTGAACAAGACAGACGCCATTAACGCCCTTATGGTGAATTATAAAGCGCAATTAAATACTGTAGCGGCCACCGCAGGCATCGCTCTGGAGTGGTCTTAATACCTAGAACTTTTAGTCGTTTTATGGTATAATGGCGGTATCTTTGGGTAAGAAAAATAAATCTATCGGTGGGTTGATGTTTATTGAGAAAAAAGTTCGCAGGTACTCATTGCTCGACGCGGGGATGGTGTGCAAGCTTATGCGAACAGATGGTATTTTCAAGACATCTGGCGACGATTTTTCCGATGTAGGAAAACTGGCCTGCTTCGTCGAGAATAACCTAAGGGCTCAATATGTTTTCGTAATGGGGATCGATCCCCGGCATGAATGTTTCGTCTTTAATCCGATGCACACCACGTCATGTTTCGTTGCGCATTTCGCCGTGCATCCAGCTCATCGCGGTCCTGTCGCTAAACAACATTTAATAGAGTCGGCAAGATATGTTTTCCAGAATTCTCCATGCCGTGCCATTATGGGCTTTATCCGTAGTGCCAACCTCCCGGCCAGACTGTTCGCCACAGATATAGGTATGAAGAGGATAGGTAGGACACATGGAACGCTGATGTTTGACGGCTGTATGGAGGACGAAATTATCTACCAATGCACGCTTGAAGATTTTAATGAAAAATATGGCGCTACCTCCGGGAGCGTTAAGGATAGAATTCAAAAAAAGTGAGGAATATCAATGCCATGGTTCGCGGGGATAGGTGTTGCGGTAGCGGCGGCTGTCGGCACCACAATTGCAGTTACTAGTATCACGGCAATTGTGGTCGGCGTCGTTGCGACAGCAGTAGTTGGCGCAGCAGTCGGGGCTCTTTACGCTGGTGTAACCGGTGGTAGTATTGGCAAGGGCGCTCTATGGGGGGCATTCGGTGCTCTCGCAATCGTCGGGGGCGGCTCTGTCCTTTCATCTTTAGGTGCGTTCGGTGGCGGCACGGCGGCGGCTGGTACGACGGGCGGTTACGCTGTCGGGGCCAATGGACCCATTCTAACCGGTGGTGCGGCGGTCGAAGGTGGTGCGGCGGCTGCTGGCGGTGGTATATTTACCGCGTCGAACATGATCGGTATGGCAACCATTGCCTCTTCTATGGGGTCGGCCTTCCTGAAGGGAGACGCCGAACAGACGAACGCAGACCACGCCATCCAGGCACAGAAGGAGATGGCGGCATCTTCTCAAGAAAACGCGGCAGCTATTGCGGCAGCCAACAGGGAGGCAGCACTTCAGCAGGCAAGAATAGCGGCTGAGTCCGACGCGGCAAGATCGGCCTCGGCTGAAAGAATGTCGGCGGCGGATCGGGCAGCGCGGAAGGAACAGTTTAACCAGGAGTTCCAGGAGTCGATATTCCGCGACAGAGAGACGAGAAAGGAAGAGGCTGACAAGTTAAAGAAAATTGAAGAGGGAACAGTCGCCGGGGCGCAATACGCGGCAGGCCATACGGTCACTATTTCCCCGGTTGAGGCAAATAGGAAACGTAAGGACTTACTCCGTCCTTCTTGGTCGAAAGTCGCCCCTACCACTTCGGGGGCTACGTCATCCGCCACAGAGCAGGGATTGACACCTGGAGGCCCTGGATCTCCTGGCGGTCAAATATCCCTCCTAGAGCAACCAGCCCCAGGGACGCCCACTGCAGTCCCCCCAGTCCAAACTGGGGTGTTAGGGGGATAAATGGCTTACTCCAACGGTACATATACGCCCACCCTCATTCCAACGTACGACCCACGGATAGGCAATACCCCGCAGTCACAGTATCAGGTTAACCCAGGCATCTTATCGGTTGAGTCCGACACGGTGCGGTTCGACCCCCTCGACGCCGACCGCCTAAAGGGTGATTACGACGCGACGAGCAAGGCGTCTTCCCGTAGGGTGGCGACAAACTACAAACAATATGGTAATCTCGCCCTCCTCCCCGAGCAGGCGGCAGGTTTGAACCAAGAGCTTGAGTCATATAAGGCCGAGGACGCCAGCGCATTTTCAAGGCTCAATGGGTATCGCGAGGAATTCAGTAAAAACTTAACCGCCAGAGACCAGTCGGAAACGAGTGGAATAGCTAACGCCCAAAAGGCTATTGAGGACGCGGTGAGTAA